TTACACCATTTCTTGATATAAGGATAGAATTAGTGTCACAAAGCCTACATAAATATCCTTTACGTTTAGGATATATTTATATTCCAGAACAATAATGATATATAAAAACATTAAACACCTAATCATTCTACTCAGCTTCGTTTAAAGAGTGTTAATAATGCAAGTGATTAACTCATCGTTTAATAAATAATGAAAATTATGACCTATAATTCAGGCACCACAGTATATAAATCATTGCATATGACAGGAGGTGTTATGAAACATCATGTTTTTATGCTTTGCTCATTAATTATTTTTTCATTTCCCACGCTGACCAACGCATACTATGCTCGTAGTGTACAACAGGCATCATGGGAGATTTTTATCTACGACTTTGGCAGTAAAACCCCGCCGCCACCACCGGCAACCGCCGGGAAAAAACACGCAAAGAAGATCAATTTGCCGCCCTGCTCTGCGATGCCGCCCAAGGCAACATGTCCAGTAAACGAGACGAAAAAAAATACTACGTTCTCCAGAACGTAATGCTTTTCCTCGGGAAAGGGAAATAGCTCTTATCTGCCCATTTTTGATAGAAATTTTCTTCACGCATCGCTTATGTTGTGGCTACATTATTGATGAGAGGGAGCCTGGTAGAACATTCTGATTCTGTGAAAATTCACCTTACCATGAAATATCAGTGGTATTATTTTCCCTGGCGTGTATAGTGCATCTCGTTATCACTTTAAGGAATTTGTTTGTCTCGTAAAATGACAGGAATTGTCAAAACTTTTGATTGTAATAGTGGGAAAGGTCTCATCACTCCCTCCGATGGACGTAAAGATGTCCAGCTCCACATTTCAGCATGTAGCCAGCAAGAAGCAAAAGCGCTTATACCCGGTATACGCGTTGAGTTTTGCCGTATCAATGGCCTGCGTGGGCCCACTGCAGCCAACGTTTATCTTTCATAATTCGTCATTCTGCTTTTGCAAAAATAATGAAGCGCCAGAACAAGCTGTCTGGTCGCTCAGTACATTTTCTCTCGACTCCCCCCACGATCATCCTGTGCGCTGAAACCAACCCGACGTCGGTAGCGCGTACGAACACTTAAGAAATATAGCGTTAATACGATTTCATTTTTAAAGAATTTATTTAAAAAGATAATTCGAGCTAATGTTTACAACAGTATGATTGTTCGTAAATTTTAATAATAGAAAGGCACTTATCGTATCCAGACTGACGATGCGTGCCCCTGGCTTCCCTTAAAATCGATATTATAGGTGTAAGCCACAAACCTCACATGTACAGATTATTAGCCTAAAAAAATGGTCTTTTTTTGACAGACAAACAAAAAGAATATCAGGCATCTTATGCTTTTCCATGTCATTTGATGGACGACACCATGTTCGATATAAATAGCGCACACGCCTCAATCAGAAGCATAAATATCCCCCCCCAGCCCTCATCAACGCGCTCTCCTGAAGAAAGTGTATGGGGAAAAATTCATCTTTTTTTCCCGCCTGAGAATCAGAGTGCTGCGCAGCGTTGTCTCGCTGAAATTTGTCAGCCGACAGAAGACATATCGCCAGAACATGTCGGCAGCAAATTTGAGTATCTGAAAGGCCTGGCTTTTCCGGCACAGATGGAAAATATCCAGCGCAATAGAGAGGGCTTAAATCAATTTTGTATCCTGGATGCAGACAGTAAGGAAGCGTTAGTTGTTACGATTGAGCCTGAACATTATCTTATTGAATGGGAAGGCGTCACGATAATGTATGGCTACGATCAAGAGCGCCTGTATGGTGCCCACGCTATGTCCGGCGCAACGTCGTTAGCGCAACCAGAAGCGTATGACACCATCTGGTCTGAATGGCAGGCTAACGCTCCCCCTGAAGAAGCGCGAAACTGCAGTCAAGCGGTAGAACGGATGCGAGATTGCCTGGCGACATCAAAGGCCGTACTGGATTTGAGTGGTCTGCAACTCACCACCTTACCGGCACTGCTTCCGGAACATATTACGGTGCTGACCGTTATCAATAACTGCCTGACCCGATTGCCAGAAACTTTGCCAGGTGAATTACAGCAACTAAACGCTTCCCAAAATCACCTGACAGCCCTCCCGACAACGTTACCTGCGAGGTTACAACGGCTGGATGTTTCCCATAATAGGTTGACTGTCATCATTACACTACCAGAGGGTATAGATGATCTGAATGTCTCCCATAATCACCTGTCTCAACTACCATCATCACTTCCTCCAGGGCTACGCCAACTGGATGCCTCAACGAATCAACTGACATTACTATGGGATACTCTCCCACCGACGCTGGAATGGCTGGATATTAGCAATAACAAGCTAACCTACCTGCCAGAGGCGATGCTGGCGAATTTCGGCGCAGTCGTCGCAGAAAACAACCCCTTCACCGAACAGGCGATACAACAGTTACAGAGGCTGACATCCACGCCTGATTACCGTGGGCCTCAACTCTATTTCTCAATGAGTGAACCTGCGGCATCCCATAGCGCGGCCCATACATGTGAACCACGACAACATGCAGAAGAATATGAAGCCGATTGGTCTGAATGGATAACCAGCGCTCCGCCTGAAGAGGGTGGAAATCGTCGTATCGCAGTAGAGAGGATGCGCCAGTACCTGGAAAATGGCGCCTTCAATCTTGATTTGAGTCACTTAGGCCTTACCACCTTACCTGACTATCTCCCTGAAAATGTTGACTTCCTGGTAATCAGTAGAAATCAATTAAGCAGGTTGCCGGAAACGCTACCGAAAAATTTACGACAGTTATATGTTTCTTATAATCAGCTGACGACCCTGCCGGAAAGATTGCCCGAGAGTCTACGAGTCCTGAATGCCTCTAATAATCAACTGGCCCGGCTACCAGAAAGGTTGCCCGAGAGTTTACGTATACTGGATGCCTCTAACAATCACGTGGTCCGGCTACCAGAAAACCTCCCACTCAGGCTGCTGTTGCTAAAGATTAAACAGAATCGGCTAACCCATCTGCCCCCCTCTTTCCTTCGTCTTCCTGGGACACTGAGAGTAGAGGTACAAGGGAACCCACTGCCAGAACGAGTGATACAATATTTACAGCGAATAACATCAGCCGATGGTTATCAAGGCCCACAGATAGAATTTTCAATGGCCGCCTTCTCTACCCACGGAGAAACCAGGCCACTTTCCCTGGCGGTGGCAGACTGGTTAATACTGACCCAGCCGAGTGAGCTTGAGCGATGGGCAACGTTTGCAGAAGAAGTGAATGCAATGGCCTTTAGCGGTTTTTTGGATCGACTGGGCCGTACAGAGAATACTAAAAATAATCCCCCGTTTAAGAAGCAAGTGTCTACCTTGCTGGAACGCGTGGCGCAAGATGAGGAACTCCGGGAAAAAATTTTTACCGTTGCGATGGATGCGACAGAAAGTTGTGAAGATCGGGTAACGCTTGCGTATCACACGATGCAAAGTGTAGTACTGGTGCATGATGCCGAAAAAGGCGCATTCGATAATTCTTTAGCAGAACTGGTGAGAACAGGCCGGGAAATGTTCCGTCTTGAGCAACTGGAGCTCATTGCGCAGGACAAAGTAAAAAAACTTCCCCTTGTTGATGAAATTGAAGTCCACCTGGGCTTTCAGAACAGTCTTAGAGAGACGCTTCAATTAGAGACAACAACACCTAAAATGCGCTTTTTTGGCGTCTCTGGCATCACTGAATCAGATATTAAAGAAGCGGAAATACGGGTTAAAACGGCTGAAAATAGTCGGTTCCGGGAATGGTTTGCTCTGTGGAACCCATGGCATAAGGTACTGGCCCGTATAGCTCCTGAAGCGTGGAATGAAACTATCGTTGAAAAATGTCGCATTATGGATACAGGAGAGTTCGCGACACGTGTCAGCGACGAATTAAAATCTCTGAATATAAGCGACGATATTGAAGCCGAAACAGCAGCTGGCAGCAGAATTATGCAAGACATTGATCACCTGTTGTTTACAACCACAACGGATAATGTGCTGGTTAACAAAGGCCAGGAGCATCTGTTGAAGGCGAAATGGAACAACACAGAAATGTAACGCAACGGTATACCCGGACAACCCGCGCTATTCTTTGCCATGTCAGCACTGTTTTAACATCGATTATCACCGCAGCTATGGGAATACTGGCCCGTGATTCAGCGTTGGCCCTCTTCACGGCCTGTCGCCGTTGGCTATTTTTACTGTCATATTAATATCACTACTGATAGTGCTCACAAATATCATTAGCCTTCTAACCTGGTAATATATTTTATTAGTCACTCGCTGATTTTTCTTTTACCGAATGTCAGGGGCATCAAATCCCGTCTTTCTGTTTAACACCGAGAAATGTACAACCGTTTTCCGCTGTGATAGCATTCCACACTGAAAAGTATCTGATGTTATATACTCATCATTAATTTGCGTCGTTTGTGGATTGACTGCATGCGTTTGCCTGTATTATTTCTGTAAAACTATCGGAATTTTCTTCATTACAGCTCCGACGCATCCCAAAAGCGGACGGATATAGATTACTCAATAAACTTATAATGCTATTTATTTTTAGGGTAATAATTGAATGACTTTACTTCCAGGAAAAACCGCGCTGGTTCTTTGCCTCTCCTCTATTTTATGTGGATGTACCACTAACGGTTTACCCGCGCCTTATAGTATTAATTTATCGTTCCCTGTCATTACGCAAAACCAGATTAATTCCGGTGGTTATTATATTAAGAATGCTGAACAGATTCGGACTACCGATGGCCTGTGTCTTGATGCTGGCTCAGGGCAACAGAGTCATTTGACGCTTCAGGAGTGTAAATCTGTGCCCTCTCAGCTTTTCTCATTTCACCGGGACAGGATAACACACCGTGAGAAATGTCTGGATGCCGCCGGCCAGGGTACAAAAGAAGGCACGCCGATCATTCTGTATTCATGCACCGGTAATGATAATCAGAGCTGGCTTGCTGATGATAACCACATTAAAGGGAAGCAAAGCCGAAAATGCCTGGGCACAACGAGCATTATTGTCAGAAAAGGCGACCCTGTGGTGTTAACCGATTGTGATTTCAGCCGCGCGCTGGAATTTACCCTACCGTAGTTGGCAGCGACCGGGCGCCTGCAGGCGATCATGCCGCTACACGCACGACACTGCAGCAGCTTAGCGGCTTTTCCGCTCATGTTGTATGCTTTTAACATTCCCCGCCGTCATGATAAAAGAGATCAAAACGGCGACTAACTCTTGACACTGGTTATTTAGACAGTTTAAATACTGTTTATTCAACCAGTAAAAAGGAAAGTGTGATGTTCGTTGAACTCGTTTATGACAAGCGAAATGTTGAAGGCCTGCCAGGCGCACGCGAAATCATCCTCAATGAACTCACAAAACGCGTACACCAACTTTTTCCCGATGCGCAAGTGAAAGTTAAGCCAATGCAGGCGAACGCATTAAACAGTGACTGTACAAAAACCGAGAAAGAACGGCTGCACCGTATGCTGGAAGAGATGTTTGACGAGGCTGATATGTGGCTGGTCGCCGAATAACGTCCCCTCCTGCGAAGCGACATGTCCGATAAAAAACAGCGCCCTGAGGCGCTGTCTGTGACGATATAATGCAAACGCCACCACTCAGAACATGTAGCGGAAGTTGGCGTTTATGGCATGGTCAACATTATATTTGCCAAATGCCGACTGCTCCAGCTCCAGTCCAAAGCGCACATTGTCCTTCACCTGCGCATTCAGCCCCACGTTGTACAGCATTCTGCTGTCTTTTTCACCAGTGAAACGTTTCTCGCCGGAGGCATCGCGTAGCGCCGTCTCGCCATTGGCCACCAGGTCAAACTGGTAATCCACACCTGTACGGGCCGTAACGCTCCAGTCCTTGCCACTGAACGTTTTGCCCAATGCCACGCCTGTACGCCCTATCAACGGATTATACGTTTTGCTGCGCATCGACACATCCATACCATTATCATTCCATTTCAGCGTTGTTCCGGAGACGGTTCCATATACCAGTTCCGCCTGCGGCTCAATATACAGGCTTTCTGTCAGACGGTAACGGTATCCGCCTTCCAGGCCAGCATACCATGAGTGTGTACCGTAATTCCGTTTGCCCAGACCAGCAAAACCGGCGTTATAGTCATTATCATGATGAATATACTTGCCGATAACATCCATATATATCCCCGAATCAAACATCACGGATGCGTACATCCCACCCCCGAGCGAATGCGTGTCGCCGCTGTAGGCCCGTCCACTGGCGCTGCTGTCGGTATAACTCATCAACACACCAGTGAACAAGTCAGCACCTGACAACCGGTGTTTTTTATCAAACCCCGTTTGCAGATGGGTGTAACGATCAGAATATCCGGCGTCACCGGTTCCGGCGCCGTTCATGATACGTACCCACATTCCGTCCTCGCCCTGAGTATCACGCAGATCCCCCATACGCTTGTTCAGGTTGTTGACTTCGGTCATGAAGTTTTTATATCCCATGCCCATAAAGCTGTTGGCCGAGGTGGCTGACCCCTTGTCCGGCGCGAACTTAAAGCCATCCAGTACCCACTGTATTTTGCCATCCTGTTCTGTCGTGTGCAGAGTCGGCGTCACCAGACTAAACCCGGTCACCCGCTCGGCGGCCTTAAACATCGCCGGATTTGTCCCCGCCGGGGCGCTGACCAGTGGAATATTCAGAGGCTCCTGCCCGGATGGTTTTTTCAGGAAATTCACAAACAGGGTGTTATCCCGGCCCTCTGCTTTCTGGTTCACCACAATTTTGTCGCTGTCCTTCAGGTCCGTTCTGAGCGCAAAAGCGGACTGGTTGGCCTGTAACGTATTCGTAGTCAGGGAATTAAATCCGCGACCGGTAAAGCCGGCCAGCGACCGTATCATACGCAGTGCGCCGGTATGAGAATCACCGGGCATTTGCCACTGCGTATCCGTCATTGTCATTCGCCCTTGCGGGACGCTGACATTACCCGAATAAACGTTTCGAAAGCCATTGAACAGACTGTACATCATCTGTTCCCCCAGGGGCAGGTTATCTGCCAGGGCAACACCGTCCTCACCACCAATAGAGATCCCTGTATCCCCCTTTGCCCGAATATCACCCGTTACAAAAGTGTAGGGAGAGAAGTGTAACTGGCTGCCGGTATCCAGTTGATAACCTGCGCCATAATCGGTGGAATAAAACGCCGGACTCACCTGCCCCGGCTGGCCGGTTACAGACGTGCCGGCCAGACTCAACGTAGCGGCTGGTCCGACAATGACGTCTGAATCACTCCACCACCCACCGGTAGCGGTCAATCGGGCTCCCTCCTGAAGAGCCAGTGACGTGTTGCCGAACCGGCTGTAACCATCCAGTGTCGCATGGCGGGAGGACACCGTGACAGCGCTATCCTGACTTTGGATGCTGCCGGTGAAAATTTCACGTACGTCCAGAGTTGATTGTTCGCCAAGCGTCACTTTCCCGGCATAGCGGCTCATGTCCGTGTCTTGCCCGGCAACTGAGGTTCCCTTTTGTGGCGTTACTTTTGTGCCATTCCCGTCATTCAGATCGATATACACATTCGGCGTACCCAACGTCACGGACGAATGCACTGCCTCAATATCTCCGTTCAGCGACGCGTTTCTGGCCAGGCCGAAATCGGTATTTTTCAGCAACAGCGTTTTCAGACGAAATGTCCGGCCCTCCCAGTCAGGCTGGTCAAAAGAGGTGGGTTGAGTCCTGACCGAATCGTCACCAAGAGATTTAAGCTTATCTGCCACTCCTTTATTATTATAGGCGTGGATAACCGGATGACCCTGGAACGTCAGCTGGCCCCCAGACTGCATTAACCCGCCCTCAGGCGTATCTATATTGCCATCAAAAATAACGCCGCCGCTACTGCGAGAGGTATCAATATTAAGATCAATATTGCCAGCAAGATTACCATGATACATCCGATCATCGACGGGCCGCCGCGATTTTACCTGTTCAATGGCCTGCGTCTCATTGTGCCCGACATACTCCCAACTGTCGTTATCTGACTGATTGACAGGATAAAATCCATATCCTTTCCTCTTCTGGATAAAATAATCCACTGTATGGGCGTAAGGATTATTATATTTATACAATAACCCGGCAGCACCGCCGGAAGCTTTATTTTTATCCCAGTCATTAATCGTCACCGTCATGTCCGTGATGGGCTTAATTGAAACGGTGGCAAAGGTATCGCTGGCATTAATGATATTCGCACCATTATCCGCGGCGTTAAGTTTATGAAAAGTGACATCATTGCCGTTTATATCAAGCCGGCCTCCCCTGAACCCCCAGCTAATGTTATCGGGATTAACCTGCCGGCTGTCGGTAAGAACCACCGTGGGTCGGCCACTGGCGATATTCACCGAACTGAAGGCCTGTGCCTTGCCGTCCTCATCCGGACGCTGAGCCAGAATAACCGTCCCATCCCCGACCTTCAGCCCGCCCGGGTTAATACCGGTACCATTGACCTTCAGCACTCCCTCGCCAATCTTATGCAGGTTGTCGCCCTGAACCCCGTTCACCTGCCATATCACCTCCGCATCCCGGGAAATATCCAGACCTGCGCCCTGCCAGGTAGAGCCGTTATTAGTGGATACTGTATAATTGCCGTTAAACGTCAGCGCCCCCGCCCCCTGGTTAACCGAGTCTTCCAGGACAATCTGGCCATCAGCACCATTAAATACCAGATTCTTACCCGCATTCAGGTCTGCGTCTTTCTGACCATGCATCTGATAAACAGTTTCTTGCTGGGTAAGAGTCCCCGTGCCGTCTGTCGAGTCAAATGCCCAGCGTAAGGCCCCCTGCCCGGCCACAAAGGTTACTGGCGCATCGGTATCTTCCTGAATGGACTGGTTTACAAAATCCGCATCAACCACCGTCCAGTTAGTTCCTCCGCCACCGCCGGAGCTATCCACGCCAACAATGACCCACTGTTGTAAAACAGAATCATAGGCAAATAAAGGTGAACCGCTATCACCACTGCGGGGATGGGTTCCCATTGGACCCTGCGCCAGGTTATACAACTGTTTATTGGTATTGGCACTGATCATCTGGCCCTGAGCATAGGACCCCAGTGAACCCGCCGTTCCTCCGGTCAGGTAATTGTATGCGCCGGAAAGGGAGATGATTTGCCCGTCTGTCTGTTTAATTTCCTGGGTCCCGGACCCTATCCGGTAGAATGTGGGATAGCGATTTTTATCACTATAAGCGCCAGACACCATCCCTGACTGCGTCATCAAAGAAGGTTCAACTTCTGTAACTAACTTATTTAAACGTGGGGCATGAAAATCTCGTCCCGGCTGATTATTTCTGTCAACAAGACGATATTTATTTTCGCCATCACCAAAACTGACGCTTTGATAACCGCCATTATGTTTTACGCTTACGATATACTGTGGTGAAACAAGAGTAGCAACCGCGGACTGATGATTGGCACTGCTGAAATCAGGCATTGGCGCTTTATTCAAATAGCCAATAATCGCGTCTGTTTTGTTGTAAATGGGAATATTCAAACTGCCCGGCGTGAATTGCCCTTTATTCTCAGAAAAATCTCTTATCGTCTGGTAAGGGAGATCATACCTGACTACTGAGGCCAACGATGAGACCGAATACCCTAACAGAATGGTATTAATGAGCAGCGACGGAATAATTTTTTTTATCAAACTTGTGCGAGATGATTTTTTTACGTGGGTTGCCAGTTCGGAAACAGGCACAAGCGCGCCTTGCCTGACGCTATACTTCAGAGCGTATATTTTATTCATGGATAATCCCTGTGTATTTTATTATATAAATACGTGTTGGATGTCAGTCCTGACATTGAAAAACGTACCAGCTATAAAAAGGGTTGGCAATAAAATATTATGAATGAAAAATATTTTATTACATTCGTAAGTTTTTACTTTCGAAGCTATATCAGGCACTACCAAAAATGGTAGCGAAATAGAATTTGCAATAAACCACCAAATCTACCCCAGAACTCTGGATAAAAAGAACTAATAAAAGCAAATTATCATCATACTATTTCACCCAAAACCACCACACCCCGGAGATAATACAAACTGCGTGTTCTGGCGCCTGGGCATATATTATACGTCACGACAATAACAACCCGACACGTTCTGTTGTGGGTATGCTATCCAGGCGAAGACAGGCTATCTCCCATGGACATAATATTAAAGAAAACGGCAATCAGCGATGTTAGCCTCCGGTTTACATTAAACCCATTAAACATCAGCAGGAGCCACTATGCGAGGGATTGGAACCATCATTCCTTTTCGCTCACTCACAGGCAGCGATCCTGAAATGCCAGAGTTCAGCGGGGCGTGGTCCAGCATTAAGGATTACTTTCCCCTTCACGTTCAGGATGAGGTCGCGTTGTGCTTTCGCGTTTTTTATCAGCCGGATGAAGGGGTATCGGCGCTGGACAGGCTGAAGCACTTTTTAAGGCTAAAGACGTTGGCGTTTCCGGGACGACAGGATAGCTTCACAGCAGATCGTATGCACGGTACCGGTGAAACCATCTGCGCCATCGCCTCCGGTAGCAGCAGTGTATTTCCGTCTGTCACGCTATCTCTGAGTGATCAAGAGTGGCAGTCGGTACAACCTCAGGAAGAGAAGGCTGACAGCTCGCTATCCTCAGTCAGTGAAGACAGCCGGGAAACAACCGCAACAGAGAGCACAGGAACACGTCCAAAAGGAACCCCTATTACCAATGAGCAGCTTCAGACATGGCGTGACCTGCCGCAGGAGGCGAAACGTGAGGCGGGCGGCTGGAAAAAATGGGCGCAAGCGCAAGGGATATCCACCGGAAGCGCTCTGGCACTTTTATCAAACATCGGGCTTACCGCCCGCGGCGAAGCACGGATAAAATCACTTGAAAACAAAGGCTCCCCCATCACTGAGACACAACTCCTGATGTGGTTTAACATGTCGCCGGAAGAACGCAGCGAGGCTGGCGGCTGGGTTAAATGGACACAGGCGCAAGGGATCTCTATCACAAGTGCTCAAAAATATCTGACGAATAGCGGACTGACCTCATTTGGTATAACGCGCCTGCAATCGCCGCAGGAAAAAGGAGTCCCTATTACCCGTACGCATATTCAGACGTGGTGGGATCTGCCGCAGGAGATGAAGCGCGAAACTGGAGGCTGGGTTAAATGGGCACAAGCGCAGGGGATAGCAATCAGTGGTGCAAAAAAATATCTGACCAATACCGGACTGACCCCTTACGGCAAGGAGCGACTGCAATCCCCCGGAGAGAAGGGTTCTTACATTACTGTGACGCAACTTCTGGCGTGGTTTAACATGTCACCGGAAGCTCGCCGCGAGACAGGCGGCGCGAAAACGTGGGCGCGGACACAGGGGATAGCAACCAGCAGCGTCCGAAAATATCTGACGGACAGCGGACTAACCTCGCGTGGTATAGAACGATTGCAACATGACGAAGATCGAGGCTCCACCATCACGGACAAACAAATTCAGGCGTGGCAGGACCTGCCACAAGAAGCGAAAAACGAAGCGGGCGGCTGGATAGCATGGGCACAGACTCAGGGGATATCCATCAGCAACGCCAGACTCTATCTGACAAATAGCGGGTTAACTTTCCGCGGCATGACGCATTTGAAGTCCCCCGAAGAGAGGGGCTCCGTCATTACCAAAACGCAGATTCAGACGTGGCAGGATATGTCGCCAGCGGAGAAACGCGAGGCTGGCGGCTGGATAGCGTGGGCACAGGCGCAGGGGATATCCTTCAGTAGCGCAGGCGTCTATCTGACCCACCGCGGACTCACTCCCCGTGGTATATCGCGTCTGCAGTCGGCAAAAGGTAGAAACGCCTCTATTAGCAATACTCAGATTCAGGCGTGGCGGGATCTGCCACAGGAGATGAAACGCGAGGCTGGCGGCTGGACAAAGTGGGCACAGACACAAGGAATCTCTCTCTGGAGCGCTAAGAACTATCTGACAAATTCAGGCTTAACGCCCCGTGGCGCAGAACGATTGCAGTCAACCGAAGAGAAAGGCACCCTTATCACAGAAACGCAACTTCTGGAATGGTTTAACATGTCGCCGACAGCACGCCATGAGGCAGGTGGCTGGATGCCGTGGGCGAAGTCGCAGGGGATATCCATCAGCAATGCCTACTCTTATCTCACAAACAACGGACTGACCCGACGTGGCATGGAACGATTGCACTCCACTGAAGAGAGGGGCGTTCACATTACGCAGGGACAACTCCAGGCATGGCTTAACATGTCACCGGAAGCACGCAGTGAGGTCGGCGACTGGATGACATGGGCGCAAACGCAGGGAATATCAATCAGCAGTGCCAGAAAATATCTGACGAACGCCGGACTAACTCCTTTCGGCATGGAACGACTACAGTCCCCTGAAAAGAGGATCTCCCGGATTACGAAGGAACAACTCCAGGCATGGCTTAACATGTCACCGGAAGCACGCAGCGAGGTCGGCGACTGGAGGATATGGGCGCAAGCGCAGGGAATATCAATCAACAGTGCCAGAAAATATCTGACGAACGCCGGACTAACTCCCCTCGGCATGGAACGACTGCAGCCTCATGAAGAGAGGGGCTCCGCCATTACCAAAACGCAGATTCGGACGTGGCAAAAACTGTCGCAGGAGGCGAAGCGTGAGGCTGGCGGCTGGAGAGCATGGGCGCAAGCACAAGGAATATCTATCCTGAATGCCTCCACCTATCTGACAAACACAGGGTTAACTGTCATTGGCATGGAACGCCTGCAGCCTCTCAAAGAGAGAGGGTCTCCCATCACAGAGGCGCAACTTCTGGCATGGTTTTCCATGTCACCGGAGGAACGCCGCACGTCAGGCGGGTGGGCCACATGGGCGCAAGCGCAGGGGATATCCTACAGAAGCGCCAAAAAGTATCTGACGCTGACAGACAGCGAGATACCTTCCGGTCGTACTCGCCCCTCACCCTCCGCAACCGTCACGAGTGCCAGTCAAGAGGCATCGGCAGCCGCAGGTAAAGAGGATGTCAGAATGAGCACGCCTTCGGAGAGTATCGGAGATAAACGCTCACTTCCCTGGGCTGAAGAAGATATCTCTGCCCCGCAGGCAAAACAAATCAAGAAAGAGGAAGACGCCGTGACCTGGCGGACGCACCAGATAGACAATAACCTGCCGATTCTGCAGCACTGGCGTGACCCGACGGTATCGGTTATGGAGCAGGCAGAAGGCGGAAAGGAGGCCTTACAGGTCACTCTCTGGGGGAGCCTTTTTAACCGGCTCCCCCGGCGAATAAAAGTCAGGATTAATCAGGATGTCCAGTGGTTCCTGCAAAATGAAGGTAACCATGATGCGCGCATGAATGACATGATGACCGTGTCGATTCCTCTTGATGACAGCGACGGCTACCGGGGGCGCACCGTTTACGCGCGTACTGACCTTCCCGCCTTCACCGTACTGGGACCCTACTCCGGCCGCCTGCTGGAAAGCGAAACGGTACGGTGTGAATATGAAAAAGAATACGGCAGGGAAGCGAGTAATTATTACTTTGCCACACGAAGCCAGGAGCGAATCGTTTCTGCCTGGCCGCAGGGAAATCTCCTCAGCCTGATTAACAACCCGGTATTTGGCCGCCGGACCGCGGAGGCAGAAGCAAGACAGAACGTCAGCGCGGTCCTTGTCGGAAAGAACATTACCTTTTACCTCACCACACGCAACATCAGCGCCGGGGAAGAACTGTGGTTTGACTACGGGCCGGACTACCAGCATTTTGAACCGGGCATGGCATTACGATTAGTGCAGATTAAGGAGGAACCACTTTCACCGGAGGAGGAATAGAAATACATCATTCTGATCTGGAGTCAATTCTATATATGTTGATTTTTCAATATATATGCCCGGAAGTGCTATCTGCCCTTACAGTCTGCTACCGGGTTCCAGCGATGCTGGGTTTACGCCATTTCCGACCTGGCATCTGGTGTCATCAACAAATGATCAATAAAGGTCATGGGATTATGATAGGCAGGGAGCAATGGTACATACCTTTCTCTATAAATCTACCAATGACAAATTTGATTGTTCATTCATTGAACAATTCAGAAACAAGGACAGATGGCTAAGTGGTCTAATGAATAAGTCTATCCTTTCATGTCTCATTGGTTATGTGCTTGATAAAAAGATTGTTAATAGTGAAATGAATAATGACAGAGTGAAGTCGGCAAATGAAAACCAGTCTCATTTAGAGATACAGGGTAAAAAATAAATCTCTCAGTTTTTAAAAGCCCGGCGTAATCTACATGCCTGGCTTTTTATAAATTAACACATTCATTTGTATAGACATAATATTCTCATCTTGCGAAAAAAAGTACGAATCGTTCGCCTTCCCTTGCATCTGAATAAATCAAACCACTTGTTTTTACCCAAGTAGTTTAACTTTATCATGTCAGGTCTATAATAATAACACATCAGAAATATCCCCTGATCATCATCCACAATATTTTCTCTCAACACCTTTTTTTGGCAATGCCACACCAATCTGTAAAATTCTTGCCACTTTTCCAGCGTTCCGACCAGAACGCCACCGATGATATACACATGGTTACCTGACATACAGTTGTATACTGATTCCAGTGTTTCAAGTTTAAGACCCCTTCTAATCGTAAAAAAATGCATTTTTTCCTTATTGAAGGACCAGGACCACGTTTTTATTCCATTCGTGGTATTTGAATCTCTACAATATCCAAAATCAATCCAGGCAACCATGTCGTCTTTGATCAACCCCTGCCTGATAGCTTTATTTACAAAGTATGTTTTCAGATTGCAGAGTAAAACGTAATCAGCCGACAGGAACTCTGGATTCCCACGCTGCTCGACAGGTGTTCTAAGCCTGAACGTTACATCTGACTGTATAGAGGCAATCCGGTTCCTGATATGATGAAATTCTTTATTGAAATCTAATGTAACAATCGTTGTTGGTTTTCCTCTCCGGATTTCCTCAATCCTGGGTTTGAGGTCAGGTGAGGTAAAAATAACCATATCATTTTCAAGTTGTGCAAGATTAGAAAACCAGGCCATATATTCATCAGTATCTCGTTCAATGCATGGAGCAAATCCATTTTGAGATGTCCATTGGCTTCTGCCTATATCAAAATAAGCAGTAACAATTGCTATAGTGGTCATACCTCTTAAAAAATCCTGTGAATTTAAACCAATATGGAATGCTAACATGCAAAACAATTTATATAAATTGTTTATAAGAATGATAAGAATATTTTAAGTGTGAATATGAGTACAACAGTGTACCGGAAATCCAGCCCGTACAAAACGCATCATGTTGGTATTTCCGACCTGGTGGGGCTTGAGGTATCAACACAGTCTACCAGTCTCCCTATGGTATCCTGCGTCCAGGCGCTATGACTGTGCGATTCGTTACCGCTCATTTCCTGTGACAACATTGCGCGGCTGCTTGCGGGTTTACCTTTGATTGCCCAGCCGCACATGCCCGGAATAACGCCGGCTGGATAGGCTATCGCTAGTGGCGGGTAAACAGATTTATCGAAGGACTGCCCGTACATCAGGGCGTAACCTGCTGGAGTGGCATCAGACAGCCATACAATCGCCTCCCCTACTGGATACGAACCAGTGGCGGATTTAGTAAGGTGTAGAGCATTGCCCATTCGGACCACTCAGCGTCAGCGGCATCACGATGGCCACAGAGATAGGCGGGGGCTGGCGCACCGTTACCCCACTCCATCCGATTAATATCTCCCCATCACCAGTTCCGGCCAGACGCAAAATATTTTCGTATTGCGTAGAATAGCCATTGTTGTAAACCTCGTCCGTTATCAGGCCTCCATCGCAGCCTCTTGTCGTGCCAGTATTTCCCGAACATTAAAAAACCTGCCGTAGCGGGTTGAATGTGGGTGCGTTGAGGATTCCTGACATATCGAAGGTGACGGAGATTTCTGGCTGCCGGGCCTCTTACTCCTCAGACTCGTAAGCCGTGAAGACAGCCGCCTCCGCCAGTCCGTACAAAGTTCATATTCATCTGATAATGTTTAATCAGCGTCTATCTTAAGGTAAAATTCTCACGTTCGGTATTAAAATAACATTCGCTCTTTCTAACTATCATATCACTACGGATAGGCTCCTGACTCAAAGGGTGATTGAATTCCAGAGACAGCAGGTTGAGAAATGCCTCTTTATCAAATAAGTAACAAACATCTGACCGTGATGATACTTTAACAAAAACGCCGTTTGTTGGAATATCCTTCGTTATCGGACATGTTAAATGTCCTTCAGAGCATGTAAAACTTCCTGCTTCTACCTGAAAACTACATAAATCAATCTTCCATGTAATATTTAATTCGCGTGCCAGCTTTTTTGCATTGTCCCACCTTGCTGTATCATTACTATAAACCTGCCCTGGCTCACGCCATGGAACCACGTAAAATGTACCTTCGTCGGGCTGATGACGCACCTGGTATAGCGCATCACATAGTTGCACCTGAATTTCAGTCGGCCCAGGCGCGCCATCAGGAGGTCTGGCTGCATTACGTATACTGTCGAGCATATCTGAAGGATATGTCTCTATTGTCAACCCGTGAAGTAAATTTAAATTTGGGAAACTTAATGGCGTATTCCATTTCCTTTTATATTATTAAAGCCAAAAACACAGCAGCTATTAATTTCTTTTGAAGAATATAACTCACATCATCTCACTATCATCCACCCAGCACTAATACTTAAATATCCTCAAGGTTTTAATATGTTTAATGCAACGTTTTCAATCAAATTTAGGACATATTCCATTTAGTCTGCTCATTATTGACCCGTGTTCACAGATGGAGCTCCTGATCTCCTTCCTGGTATTCCATTTTCATGCAGATTTCGCCCCCCCGGTAATATCCCCGATAAAATGCCAGTACCGAGCCAGCACCACGAACTCAAAAAGAGTATCACCAGCCCCAGAGTAATCTGCTGGCTGTTTTTGGGAAAATGCGTGCAGACACGGTAAAAACAGAACACATCAGAATTTTTATGGGCAAGAGAAGGCTGAAAAGTAAGACACAGCTCGCGAGCCTTAGCCGTGTTTACGGATGGGGATTTGCACGTGGATATGTGAAGGGGAACCCCTGAAAAAGGGGACGTAAATTTATCTCGAAACCACGTACCGTCTACATCAGTGATGAGCATTATGCGGCGATTTACGCTGAGGCAATCCCGGCACTTCGCGTGGCGATGGAGGTTTCGTATCTTTGCGCCGCCCGTCAGGGCGACGTTCTGGATATGGTCTGGAGCGATGTAATGGATGCAGGGCTGTTCATAGAGCAGAACAAAACCGGGACGAAGCAAATTAAAGAGTGGTCTCCTCGCCTTCGTTCTGCTTTTCAACTCGCGAGGAATACTATGGGCGAAAATGGAAAATATGTTATCACCAACGCTAACGGCGAAAAGGTGACGGGCAGGACACTTAATAAGTGGTGGGACAAAGCAAAAAAAGCCGCAGAGCAAAAAGCCGGAACACCGTTCGGATGTACATTCCACGACATCAAAGCAAAGGCGATTTCTGACTATAAAGGATCGAGTCGCGATAAGCAGCTATTCTCCGGCCACAAAACCGAGAGCCAGGTACTGGTTTACGATCGTAAGGTTAAAGTAACCCCTTCCCTTGATATCCCGGCTATCAGCCAGTTCGCATAGTTGTCAAAGGCCTAAATATGGTCTATATTTAGGCCGAATCAACAATCCTGAGGATTTTATTTAAAGCGAGGTTACGCCTAATGCGAGTAGAAACGATCAGCTTCGTCAAGAAGAATGCTGCTTCTCTCGAATTGTCAGAGCCAATACTGGTAACTCAAAATGGTGTACCCGCGTATGTTATTGAGTCATATGCTCAGCAACAGGAGCGGGAAAACGCCATTGCTCTTCTGAAACTTCTTACCCTGTCAGAGCAGGACAAAACCAATGGCAACGTATATTCAAAGGAGCAGTTACTGGACGGGCTTATATGAGAGAAATTGATATAAGGATCCAGTAATGGAAAAAGTCAAAATCGAATACACACACACCGTCAAAACCTGCGTCGACGATATCGCAAGTTTTCTCCACCGGCATGAGGTAGAAGCTAAACCTGTGGTTTCAGAAATTCTCGAACAATTTGAGAAACAGGTAGGCCAGTTTCCGCTCGGTTGTCAGATTTGCCCGGAACTGATGAAACTCGGGGTGGCAAAATACCGGGAATGCAATACCGCAGGCGGGTATCGTGTTTTGTATTCGGTGGATGGCTCGACAGTAACAGCACATGCGATTTTGTCGCACCGTCAGGACAACAAACAGTTGCTGTTTAAGCGTCTCATCCAGGCCTGAAATTCTCCCGCTTCGGCGGGATTTTTTTTGTCTGCCGTTAAAGGAACAAGGGAAAATATTCTAAGTGTATTCTAACAGCCCAAAAACAAAGGGGTTACCTTTCGATAACCCCTTGTTTAATCTGGCGGAAGCGCAGAGATTCGAACTCTGGAACCCTTTCGGGTCGCCGGTTTTCAAGACCGGAAAAAATTTATTTATTATCATGTGGTTATAATAAATAGAAAGAATACTACTTTATTTCAAACATTCAGCAAAAACAAAAAGTTAGCTCCTATCAAACAAACAATATTCTTTCCAGTCAGGCATATCCACTTGACTACACTTACACAACCACCGAATAATTAACTGTACAAAAAAACAGTATCAAATAACCATATGACCAGTACAGATTCCAACGGCCAGTTTGGTATACAGGCCATGTTGTCTGTAAATGAGGTGGACAGATAGACCTCGTTCGTGAGAAGTGAATAGCTCACTTCAAAATCTGTCAGTTCAGGAATGCTACTGACGTTGCAAGAGTTCCTTGACCAGTTTATGTGTATCTCACGGACGAAAGCCATTACTTTGATTGAAGAACTCCAAAAGGCAATCGACTATATGGATGCAGGGATAAAGCGCCACTCGCCGGGCGTCAGACCAGGCACCAATAATATTGGCGCCTAAAATGGCTTCGCCCGTCACCACACCGCAGTACTCCACAATGCTTTGTCCTTCCAGCATTGGGGTCGTTGAAAACTGCATAGTGAATCTCCGGGTTAGCTAAGCACTCGCTCTCAAACGTATTATCAAGCTGATACGCTTTTTGAAAGGAGGGAGTGGTATTTTTTCAACATCACGAAAGCTCGTCCCGGAGCAGAGTATTTTCAGTCATCAGAATGCCTCCTTTCCTCCCCGGCCTGAAGGCCGGGGAGGAAAGGAGGCGGTTTTCCGGCTAACTGTCTTTTGCATAATCACATTTTCCTCTTTAATATGTGAGGCTATGAAACGCGCATATAAATACCGGTTTTACCCCACGGCTGAGCAGGCTGAGCTTTTAGCTCAGACGTTCGGTTGTGTGCGTTTCGTCTACAACTCCATCCTCCGCTGGCGTACCGATGCATACTACGAGCGAAAGGAAAAGATCGGTTACCTACAGGCCAACGCTCGCCTTACGGCGCTGAAAAAGGAGCCGGAATTTGCCTGGCTTAACGACGTTTCCTGCGTTCCCCTCCAGCAGTCTTTGCGCCACCAACAAACCGCCTTTGCTAACTTCTTCGCCGGACGGGCTGCATATCCGACATTCAAAAGCAAACGGCACAGGCAGGCGGCTGAGTTCACTGCGAGCGCGTTTAAATACCGCGACGGCAAGCTGTACATGGCAAAGAACAAAATCCCCTTAGACGTGCGCTGGAGTCGTCCGCTGCCGTCCGTGCCGTCTACCGTCACCATTTCTAAAGATGCCGCAGGGCGGTACTTTGTTTCGTGCCTTTGCGAATTTGAACCCGCATCACTGCCGATCACCTCTTCAATGGTCGGCATTGATGTTGGTTTAAAAGATTTGTTCGTCACCGATACCGGATTCAGGTCCGGCAATCCCCGCCATACCGCTAAATACGCGGCTCGCCTGGCACTACTCCAGCGCCGGTTAAGCAAAAAGGCCAAAGGCTCAAAGAACCGCGCCAAAGCCCGCTTAAAGGTGGCCCGACTCCACGCGAAAACTGCTGATTGCCGACTGGATGCCCTGCACAAGGCATCCCGCAAACTGATTAACGATAACCAAGTTGTTTGCGTCGAATCCCTGAAAGTGAAGAACATGCTCCGCAACCCGTCGCTATCCAAAGCGATAGCAGACGCGAGCTGGGGCGAACTTGTGCGCCAGCTCCAGTACAAAGGCGAATGGGCCGGGCGGTCAGTAGTCGCCATTGACCAGTTTTTCCCGTCCTCAAAACGCTGTAGCTGTTGCGGTTTCACCATGAAAAAAATGCCTCTTGATGTTCGTAAATGGCAGTGCCCTGAGTGCGGAACTGACCACGACAGAGACGTTAACGCGGCACGTAATATCAAAGCTGCCGGGCTGGCAGTGTTAGCCCACGGAGAGCCTGTAAATCCTGAATCGCTCAAAGCGGCTTAGGTTCGGCTCGTTGAAGTGGGAATCCCCGTCCTTCAGGGCGGGGAGCTGTCAATCAGGCGCCAGCGGATTGGCCTGGCAACGGTTGGGCATCGAAGCGGGTTCACTTTTGCGCATCCATGGGCTTCGGTACCCGACCCGCTCCCTTATACCTGTATTTTTCCGCAGATACGTCAGCCCCCACCACACGGTGGGTTATTTCAAAACATAATGACAGAATGGACACTTTCTGAAAGAAACATGCCAGATAATATGATGAATTGTGATCGCTATTGCAATAGCAACATATGGAACTTACTTTTAAGGCGTTAAAAAGCCAGAGCGTTTTTCCATAACAGATGTTGATAAAGGATTTTAATGAATATATCATCAAGCAGAATTAATTTTTCCACCATTCCCTTCCAGGTTAAAAAATTAGTTAAAACTATCCATGAGCGTACGAAAAACCGGTTCTCCTCAGAAATAACCAGCGTTAAAAACACACCTATATCTTTAAATGAAAAATTTAAAATAGGAAAGGACTCACCGATTGAATTCGCGTTACCACAAAAAATAAAAAAATTCTTTCATCCGAAAGATAAAAACACCTTAAACAAAACATTGATTACTGTTAAAAATATTACTGACACAAATAACACCTGTAAGAAAAATATTTCAGCGGAAGATGCCTCAAAAATTACTACAGCATTCATGCATAAGAATATTGCAAATCAATCACGTGATTATAATTACAGAGTGACAGGTGCGGCCCCACTCCCCGGTGGAGTCTCTGTATCAGCCAATAACAGGCCAACGGTTTCTGAAGCCAGAACACCACCAGTATCACCCTCCCTCTCACTTCAGGCTACGTCTTCCCCGTCATCACCTGCCGAATGGGCTAAGAAACTCACGGATGCAGTTTTACGACAGAAAGCCGGAGAAACTCTCTCGACCACAGAACTTGATTTTTCAGGCGCAGATTTCCGTTACATTTTATTCAGTGAAATATTGCCTTCCAGCTTCATGGAGCGAGACGGCGATATCCTTAAGGGGTTCAACTTTTCAAATTCAAATTTCGCTCATTCTGATATATCTGATTTACATTTTGACGAATGCCGGTTCACTTATTCGACACTGCGTGGTGCAATCTGCAGCAATACGAAATTTAGTCATTCAGATATGAATAATGCGTTTTTACAGTATTCAGTTTTTACACAACAACAGCCCTCTTTTATTAATACAACATTAAAAAATACGTGTATGCATCACAAAGCAAACCTCTCTGGCGTTATTTTAAATGAACCGGATAATTCATCACCTCCGTCAAAATCAGGGGGCGGAGATTTTATTCGTTTAGGTGATATCTGGATACAAATGCCACTCCTTTGGACTGAGAACGCTGTGGATGGATTTTTAAATCATGAACACAATGATGGTAAAAGTATTCTGATGACCATTGACAGCCTGCCCGATAAATACAGTCAGGAAAAAGTCCGGGCAATGGAAGACCTGGTTAAGTCATTGAGGAGTGGCTGCTTATCAGAGGCACATATCCGGCCAGTTGAAAGTTCGCTGGTAAGCGTGCTGGCCCACCCCCCCTATACGCAAAGTGTACTTATCAGCGAGTGGCTCAGGCCTGTTAAGGAAAGTTTTTTTGCCCATCAGTGCCAGACCTATAATGACGTTCCCCTGCCAGCTCCTGACACATATCATCAGCAGCGCATACTGCCTGTGCTGCTGGATTCGTTTGACAGGAACAGCGCCGCCATGACCACTCACAGCGGATTCTTTAATCAGGTGATTGTACACTGTATGACAGGCGTGGACTGCACTGATGACATCCGCCAGAAAGCCGCGGCTCTTTATGAGCGGTATCTTGCTCACCCGTTGGTGTCTCCACACATCAATAATGGGCTGTTCGGCGATTATGACGGCAGCCCGGACTGGACAACCAGCGCTGCAGATAATTTCCTGCTGCTCTCCTCCCGAGCTTCTGACACGGCGATGATGCTCTCCGCTGACACACTGTCAACGATGTTAAACCCCAAACCTGACACTGCATGGGACCGCTTTTACCTGCTGAGAGGGGGAGAGAACGTCTCCACCGCGCAAATCTCTCCGGAAGAATTATTCCGTCATGACTTTCCGGTGTTTCACACCGCATTTAATCAGCAGGCCCAACAGCGACGCTTTGGGCAACTGATTGATACCATCCTAAGCTCTGAAGAACACAGGGAGCTTAACCGGCAGTTTATTGCCGCCACGAAACAGAAATATTCCGACGTGAAGTTTGTTGATGCCCCTTCACAGTCACGTCTGAACGCTGTTTTTGAATCCCTGCTTCCTGAAGGTAAACTCAGCCCGCCACACTACCAGCATATCCTCAATGCTTATCACCTGACTGATGCCACCCCACAGAAACAGGCGGAAACCCTGTTCTGTCTCAGTACCGCATTCGCACGCTATTCCTCCAGCGCTATTTTCGGCACTGAACACGATTCTCCGACTATCCTGAGAGGCTATGCGGAGGCGCTGATGCAGAAAGCGTATGAACTGTCTCCGGAAATATTCCCGTCCGTAGACAAGCTTACCGACTGGTCCAACCGTTTTCACGGCCTCCATAATGCCTTTACCTGTACCAGCGTTGTGGCGTATGATATGCAACGTCATGCCAGAGAACACTTCCCGGGTGTTCTGTCATCCATCCTGCCACTGGCCTGGGCGTAATTTGACACTCCCCTCCCTAAAGGAAGGGGATTCTTGGTTAGTTAGAAGATCAAGGGCACGCCTTATATCCCCGACCCAAAAGGACGGGGTTTTACGGCGCTCTCGGATAAGCCTTGCTAAAAAGCCCATCTGGGTGGGCTTTAGTTATAATCTACCCTCCCGCCAACACGCCCAGCGGGTTAAGTACGGGTGTATTGAAGTACCTGTTACATCAGAGGTGGCGGGGATTTCTCGCTGCCGGGTCTCTTACTCCTCAGACTCGTAAGCCGTGAAGACAGCAGCCTCCGCCTGTCCGTACAAAGTTCATATTCATCTGTTAATGTTTAATCAGATTCTATCTTAAGGTAAAACAATCACGTTCGGTATTAAAAAAACATTCGCTCTTTCTAACTATCATATCACCACGGATAGGCTCCTGACTCAAAGGGTGTTTTAACTCCAGGGACAGTACGTCGAAGAATGCCTCTTTATCAAATAAGTGACAAACATCTGACCGTGATGATGCTTTAACAAAAATACCGTTTTTTGGAATAGCCATCGTTATCGGACATATTAAATATTTTTCAGAACATGCAAAACTTCCTGATTCAACCTGAAAATTACATAAATCAATCTTCCATGAAATTTTTAATTCGTTTGCCAGCTTTTTTGCATTGCCCTCCCTTGCTTGATAAGTAAGAGGATGCAACCCCGGTTCATACAACGGAACCACGTCAAATAAGCCTTTATCGGGCCGATGACATACCTGGTATAGCGCATCACATAGTTGCACCTGAATTTCAGTCGGCCCAGTCCCGCCATCAGGAGGTCTGGCTGCATTACGTATACTGTCGAGCATATCCAAAGGATATGTTTCTATGTACCCATCAAAGGTATGTAAACGTACATTTGGAAAACTTAATGGCATATTTTATTTCCTTTTATATTATTAATATCAAAAATACAGCAGCTATTAATTTCTTTTAAAAAGATACCTCACATCATCTCACTAGCATCCATCCAGTGCTGATACTTAAATATCCTCAAGGTTTTAATATCTTTAATGCAACGCTTTCAATCATATTTAGGACACATTCCATTTAGTCTGCTGATTATTCACACATAGTTTCATACGGGACTCAGCTCCTCCTTCCTGGTATTCCATTTTCATGCAGATTTCACTTCCCGGTAATTTCCCCATTGACTGCTCCCCGCCCTGAAGGACAGGGATTCCCGGAGGCATTTTGATGATTGCCGGAGCCGGGTTTCACTTCGTGATGCCTGCAGGAAACTTTCTGTTTAACGCCCCTCGCCAGGATTGTTTAACAGGTTCATACTGAACGCCAGATTTTCGGCATTCCATTCTCCACCATCCACAGGGGATGCCATGAACTTACTAAATGTGGTAAACCCGGTCACATCCGCCCTTCGCTCGGTGATAGTCTCCACCGGCAGCTGTGTTGTACCTTCGGTTATCTGATAACGCAGCCGGTTTTCCGGCGCTATAGAGTCACGATAAACTACATTCAGCGCCACGCCCAGTATCGCCTTCCCTGTACTGTCCGGCAGCTCAAACGTCACGCTGGCCGGTTGCGCCACCGGCTTCACCGCCAGCACCCCCATATCATTATTCGGGTCCAGCGTGTTCAGTGCAGTGACAATATCCTCACCGTGAGTGTTGCTGTGCCGGTCCCCCTCGTAAGAGGCTACTTTAAATGGCTCCAGCGTAAGATTACCCAGCAGATGCGGCGTTACCGTGTGGTCGCTGTTATAATCCAGTTGAGCAATATAAATATCTCCGACCATAAAGCTGAAACCATCCTCTTTCACCGGGCTGAATACTGACCCGACCGTCAGTGCAAGAGGGTATTCACCGTGACTGCCAGCCATTGTCAAAGTAAGGTTTTCCACAGGCTGGCGGCTGACATACACCTGTACAGTTGCATTTACCCCCTGACTGTCCGTGCTTATTACCAGCTCATAGTACGCGCTGGTTTCCTCCGTTGCTGTTCTGACACTATTCACCCTTGTGGGCGCAGTCCCATTTCTTGGTATCGATAACATAGTAGTGTTCACCTGCGAGAGTACTACCGGCTTCTGACTCAGGCGGAAACCTACCTGTATGGCCTGCGCCTTCAGATCCAGCATTCGGGGGAGCAGTTCCAGCGTGCATGTTGCTGCAGACATGTTTTTTTCTGTCTGCGCCTGCAGGCCATAAAATGTATTGCCCTGCACCATCATACTGCCTGTCCGGATAACCGACTTTCCTGGCACAATGTCCCTGAAAGCAGTAATGCCGCACCGTTTCAGGGCCTCCACCGGCTCCCCGGTAATCTCACCAGGCGTTATCTGTTTAAATCCGACCAGCGTTCTGATGTCCAGTACTGTCAGGGGATTAACTGTATTCGTCAACTCACACCTCTTTTGTCACTAAAAGAAAACCGTGGAGACTTTTCACCGGTTTAACCAGTGTGTCCCCACCACTCAGGACCACTCCACCGACAGTCCTGACGGGCACGTTAAGCATAAGCCCTCTGCTGACGGCCTCTCCCCGCAGAGACCTGACCACCACCGATAATCCTGCGTTCTGCATCACCGAGCCATACACTTGCCTGACGGAAATGAAGGTATCAGGGGTATACCGGTTACCGCTGAGCAGTAACATAAACATACTGACCTCCTTATGTGTCCTGCTTGTGATTTAATTTCCATCGTAGTCGATTTGGCAGGTACTGTGTAGCCTGACTCCTCCTAGGGTTTAAGCCCGTATGTAAGCATATTGCGCACAGTCACTCGCCTTATCTACAAGCCCGTATTGTTGATTGAATTAACAAGTTCGTACATAAGGTAGGGAAAAGATGAGGCAGCCAGGATCGCACACATTAAGACTTAAGACTCAGGTCGCTCTGGACATCTCCAGTAAATCACTTGATGTCCATTTCAAATCTGATGGAAATGCTTTTTCTGTACCTAATACGGAAGAAGGCCTTAACCGTATTCTGAAATCATTCATAACCTATGACGTGTCTCTGGTACTGATGGAATCAACCGGTGGATATGAGGATTTGTCAGCGTGTTTTTTTCAGTCTCGTGGGTTTGATGTAGCGGTAGTTAACGCACGTCATGCCCGTAGCTTTTCCCGTGCTATGGGGAAACTTGCAAAAACTGACCGGATCGATGCGGCTGTACTTGCCGACATGGCATTTATGATTGATTCGAGTCGCGATCGTGATCGTTATATAAAACCGCTTACTGATGAACAACGTAAACGCCTGTCAGTGATGACTGTTCGCCGACGTCAGGTGGTTGGGTTAATCAGTACAGAAAAGCAGCGTTTAACTCATGCTGATGACTGGACCAGATCCAGTATTAAAAAAACGATTAAAGCACTTACAACTGAACTGCGACATATTGAACAGCAGATTTCGGACCATGTTAAAAAAAACTTCGTCGACCTGTCGAAACTGCTTTTAAGCATACCCGGTATCGGTGAACAGGCCATGAGTGTTTTAATTGGTGAACTTCCGGAACTCGGTAAAGCTGATCGTCGTACTGTCAGTGCGTTGATTGGTGTTGCACCGTTTAATCATGACTCCGGTAATTTTCGCGGTAGACGCCGTATATTGGGTGGACGCCAGTCTGTGCGTAATGTCCTGTATATGGGGATTATCAGCGCCACCCGTTTTAACCCTGTTATCAGGTCTTTCTATAACCGACTGGTCAGTGCAGGTAAGCCCAAAAAATTGGCGTTGATAGCCTGCATGCGAAAACTGCTCACCATTATTAACGCCATGATGAGAACGGGAAAACCCTTCGACGTGTCGTTACACGGGGTGTGATATGAAGACCATCATTTACGATTACAGCTCTGAATTTCCTGACTGTGGCGTACTGGCAGACCTCCCTGACGGGGAAGGGGTTTTCTTTAATACATTTGATGACTTTATGTCGTTTGTGGATGATGAGTTTTCTGATGTGCAGCTCGTTCCCCTGTTTGAGGAGGGCGAAAATGAGTACATCTGACAACATGGTGCGTGTTGATGCGCTGTCTTTCTCTTTCAGCATTTCATATATGCGTGACCTTTCGAAATGGTATGAGTTTAGCAGAGCATCAGGCTATAACGGTGTTCTCCCTGAATTTCCGGTTCCGCCCTCACAGACTGATTTCAGAACCGGATTAACCCTGTCATCAGATGTGTATCAGCGTTTACTGGATGATTACTATCAGGAGTATTACAACGCGGTTTACTCGCGCATTTTCCTTTTTTTCGACCGAATTTTCGGACTGTCAGTGGGACCGGTGCGTTCCCGTGGTATGCAGGGCTATACCCATTCCTGCCGTCTGTTTTCATCGGATGGTCAGCATGAATGCGGCTGGCTGATGTTTGGTGGGGCTAATCAGAAAGATACCGCGCATGTGCAGCTCTCCGGCGTGGGGTGTCGTCATCTGTTTATGAACATCACGCCGTATCTTCTCTGGAATACGCTTAAGGGTCTGGGGGTGACGCGCCTGTCACGTGTTGACCTGTGTTTTGATGACTTTACCGGAAATTTCGGTACAGCCTATGCACTGACGGCTTACAAGGACAGGGCTTTTCTCACGGGTAAAGGTGGTCGTGTTCAGGAACTTGATGTTCGCAGGCCTCTGGCGGGTGAGTCACTCAAAGGTGACACGGTATACATTGGAAAACGTAAATCCTGTATTTACTGGCGAATTTACGATAAGGCTCTTGAACAAAAAATTGAAGGTGTTTCCTGGTATCGCTCAGAAGTGGAATTAAAAAAAGTCACTGTTGATGTACTTTCTGATGTTGACGCATTTTTTGCGGGTATTTGTGATTATTCTGCCTCTCTGTTGAGTGGTCATATTGAGCATATACGCAAGCTCCCGCGCGATGAACGCCAGAAAATGAAAAACCTCCTGCCCTGCCTTGAATTACTGGGAAGGATAAAGCGAGTCCGTCGCCAGTTCGGAAAAATAGCGTCTGAGGTGCTGGATATTTTCGATGGTGATACTGGTGCAGTCTTCGGTCTGCTTGCCAGTGATGAGGCAATAAATAAATTTAATCTGGGTGAATACCAGCGTTCTCTTAAACAGGGTGGCGTGATATTCAGCCATTCCCGACAGAAACAACGTTTATATGGAGTAAATTAATTATGCAGACCGGTTATATTTTTCGTGGTATTTGCCTGGCAACCAGGGTGAAAGAAAGTTCTTTTGACGGAAAAGTCAACACCAGATATTTCCTGGGGGTAATGTCATCCGTTCGCAATGAATATGGTGTTGAAGACCAGAAAACTCAGGAATTCAGAATTCCAAACAGCAATGATTTCACTCAGGTGCTGAATTATTATAATTCGCTGAAAGGAAAAATGGTGGAGGTTTCCTTTGAGAACCGTGCTTATACGCTTGATGATGGTCGTAAAGGCTCTAATATCTTTGTGACAGGTGTTATTGAGGTTAAGCCGGAAAAATAACATCTACACAACAGGATATTCTCTATGACCGAAATTAATAATGTCACAGGTAATATATGTGATGTAGTAACGGGTGTTTGCCATTCGGTAATCTTATCTATAAATTCAGTGCCTGTTACATTTGCTTCGTCTGGTACTGATTTTAAAGTATCTGCTGGTTATTTTGCTGCTGCCTTTATTCCTACGCTTAGTTTATGGCTGGTTGCAAAATCATCAGGGATAATACTGGAGTTTATACGCAGGTTATAAACTCTTTCATTAAATATCATTTGAAAGGTTATCATATGTATAAATCAATATCTTCTCGCGTAATTATTCTATTAGCTTTTATTCTCTCTGCTATTTCTGTTCCCGCAATGGCTGCAGGACCGGATTTTACGTCACTGACTGATGCCGTAGATTTTTCTACTGTACAGACAGCTATTCTTGCTATTGCTGCATTAGTTGCTGGCGTTTATGTCCTGATTTCTGGTGTTAAGAAAGTACTGAGTGCTATCAAATCTGCATAATTTATTCTGAATAAGGAGGGGGAGTTCTGCTCCCCTTTATTTATGGCTGAACTGTGGAATATTGTCTTTTTTGCATGGGGTCTGTTATGCGCCTGGATCGTGGTTCGTGGTTTCGACGACTGACGGTTTATTATCTTTGCTTCTGCGTCGTTTTCGTATCTTTTCCGCGCAGAACTGAAGCTGCGTTTCCCCTTGCTATCCCTATAGTGATGGCGGCTGTACCTGCCGGAACGACTTCACTTTCTGCCATCAGTGGTGTGACACTGAGTTATATTGCTTATACCCTGGGGATTACTGCTGTGGCCACGACGGCAGCAGGTGTTGCTCTTGAATATAATGGCAGAACGTCATCCAGCACAGGAGCAAATCTTCGTCAGGATGGTATTCCTGTAGCGGGTTCTACGATGATCTCGATGGGCGTGACTAAGCCTTCTGACTGGGATATGCCTTACCATGGTGGGCGTCTGGTTAATGTGACGTCATCTTCTCAAATGGCATCAATTGCGCCGGGTCTTATAAATTCACCCTCGTTATATTCTCCACCGTCATTACTTAATCCTGTCCCTGTTTATATTCCACCTAAGCCAGTTATCAGTTATCCGTCTGCGCCGTCAGGGGTTAAGTTTACGTCCTATCCGGGAGGTGTTTATAATATTAAATCAAACATAATTTCCGATGATATTAATCCGGATAATCTGAATTATATTTCTGCATCAGATATCAGTGAACTTGCCAGTTTTATTCTTGCCAATAATAAAACAAAAACAGACTATGCCTTTGAACGTATCCGTGGTGGTTATAGTGCATTATATAATGGTGGCAGAATAAACGACCACGGTGTTTATCGTGATGGTTATGCCTGCGGTGATTTACTTCCACCTCTTGATTATCCCCAGATAATCAGCACTGTTACATCTTCTTCTCAGACCGGGCGGTATATGATTGACGGCTCTGTTAAAACACTGCCAGCGTTATCGCATATTCAGATTTATGTACCTGCTGTGAGTTATAGCTGTTTTCTTCCTCAGTCTGTTGGAGGGTTAACCAGTATCAGTAACTCTGTTGGTTCAACTACTATTGCTGATATTACTGTTTCCCCTAATCCGTCATTCATTGATATTTCCGGCAGTAATCAGGATGTAGACAATCCCCAGCTTTTACCTCCTCTGGGTCAGGTTGCTGGTATTCAGGAGGATTTTAAATATCGTTATTTAACACCTGCTCAGATAGCTTCCTTTATCAATACAGCATGGCAGCAGGCATCGGCAAGGGAAGGTTATAAAGGAATTCCTTATTCATCTTCCATTGCTGCCACGCCTCAGCTTATTAAAGATATTATGGATGCGCGGGGAATGTCTTTGTCTCTGTCCTCACTCTTTGAGCCTGTAGGTAAAGCCGGGTACTGGGATATTCCGGTTTATAACATCACTTTAAATCAGTATGTCAGCATTACTAATATTGAAGCCGATCCGGTTATTGATTTTGGCCCGAACCCGGGGGTTACGGCTCCCGAACTGGCACCTTCTGCGGGTTTCGAAAAACCTCTGGGACCGATTTTTAATATCATGCCTTTTATGAGGGAACTAAAACTCCCGCATAAAGCGTCTTTCTGTCCGACTTTTAGCTATGACATTCCGCTAATAAACATCAGCGGGAAATTTGATGCCCACTGCCGCATATTATCTCCCCTGACACCCCTTATCTCGCAGATTTTCGTGATTACCTGGACGCTGCTGGCGCTGTTTATCGTCCTGAGAAGGAAAGGATAAGATGAATTTTACTGATTCAGATGACTACTCAGAATTACGGTTATTAATGAGATTCGCCCGTAACGCTCGCCACAGACAAGTGACCGAACGTAGTGAGCGAACGGTCGAGGAAGCGGAATTTCACCGGAACTGGCAGGGGAACGCCGTACGCCCTTTTTTTTCATATGGAATAAGAAATAAGTATTGTTGCGCAATGATGATCTGGTCTTTTTTATTCTTTCCGGCGTTCGCCGTCGCATCTCCGGTAAATGGAGGTGTCCTCGGTGCGTCCGGGAACATACATGAGGTATTGTCTGTGGTCATGTCCGTAAGGGTGAATGATATTATTGCCCGTGAGACTGAGGACGGAAATGATGTGCTACCTGATGCTTATCCTGAAACTGTCAGGGGCGTTTCTTTGTCGCTGACGGGTATGGTTAATCTTTCGGAATACAGCAGATATAACGGGAGGTCATGGGCTAACATATTTCTCAGCTCTCACAACCTCTCGGCATCATTCTTTGACTCGCCTGATGTTTCTTTCGGCTGGGGAGGTAAAAGTTGTCAGGGGGTGCTTAATTGGGCAGTAGCAGGTTATCCTCAGTTTAATGCCAGTTTAACTAATCCGGTTCCCGAAATTAATGGTGTATGTAAGCAGTCCCCTTATCATGCCACGCCGGGCGCTTATTTTTCCTCGCGTGCGGGCAATGTATATTCCATGCGTTATCAGGATGGATATATTAACGGATATACATTTAATGATGTTGTAAATTACTTTAATGAGGTATATCGCGCTGCTCTTTATCGTCAATATGAGAAAAGCTTTCAGGATTTCATTAATAAATATCCGCTATGTTCATCGTTTAACCTTGACATACAAGATAAGGATGAAATAAAAGAATCGGGGCAAAACTACGCTTATAATATAAACGGTCAGTCTGTTTCCCTGATGAGTTCTTATAAAGTTAAGCTTTCAAGCCCGTTTACAGAATCCTGTACTTTGAATGACCGTCCTGTTACTGAAAAAGGGGGGGATTTCCCTCTTGTTGATACTTCTGTTTTTGTTAATGCGCCTGTTTTTGAGAATGGAATGGTTAACAACTTTATTCCTGATATATTTAACGGGAGAGATGCTTTGCTTTTAAATTCATATATGTCATCTATGTCTCGAAAAATCATTCCGGCACTGGCTTTTTCAACACTGCTGAATATGGCGTGGTCTGAGGCTTCAGCTTCGCCAAATTATAAAGGTATACCGTATTCAGAAAGTTACCGTATTACTGAATCTGATGTTATGTCAGTGATGAATAACCGCAATGTTAATCCTTCAGCGGCTGATGCCTATGCTCAGATACCCGATCAGGGTGTTTATCTGATGTACTGGAGCGATACACATAATTCGTATGTCACTCAGGAGGTTTTTGACGCATCTAAAAAGGTTGAGGTTGATTTGGGACCTAATCCGGGAACTGAAGCGCCTGAACTTGTTCAGGGGGCGCTGTCTGATGCCCTTAATCCACTTTTTAATGTGATGCCATTCCTGAAAAATTTCCGTCTTGATCCTCATGCGTCGTCCTGTCCGGTGTGGACTTATCAGGTTTTTGGTCAGGCTATTCCAATGACTTCATTCTGTACACTGGCAGAGGATAACAGAGAGATGATTTCTTTATTCTTCATTATTCAGTGGACGATTATTTCTCTTGTGATCATTGTGCGTACGTAAGGAGTTTTATATGCATGCGATTCTGATTTCAGCCTTTAATTCTGTACTCCGTTTTCTGCTTGGTCAGGCGACGATTAAATCCGTTATATTTATTGTGCTGACCTACCTTATATCAGAGATTATTTCCGTGGTTAATAAGCTCTTGCCGGACTCCACTAATCTGATTGCATTATTTAATTCACTGCCTTCTGAAGCGTGGTATTTCATTAATCTTGCTGAACTGCCTTACGGTCTGTCACTGATATTTTCATCACTGCTGACCCGGTTTATTTTCGGGATGATCCCGGTTGTGGGGCACTGACGGGGGGGTTATGGCTATTTCGGGTTACATTGGTCTTCCCGGTTCAGGGAAGTCATTTGAATGTGTTTCAAATGTGCTTTTACCTGCGGTTCAGGCAGGGCGACGGGTTATCACGAACATCATCGGCGTTAATCCTGATGTGATTTATGATTATTGTGTTGATACCCTGAATCTCGATCGTGCTTCGCTGGGTGTTGTGGTCGTGGTTGACAGCAGGACCATGAAGCAGCGTGATTTTTTTCCTTACAAGAATGCTAATGATGAAACGGTGACGGATACGTTCTGCCAGCCTGGTGATTTGATTATGGCAGATGAGGCATGGCGGCTCTGGCCTAAAGACAGCGATGTATGCACTGAGCACCGCTCGTTCTTTGCGGAGCATCGCCATTTTACAAATTCTGTCGATGGAACATCCTGTGATTTTGTTTATATGACGCAAAGTCTTGCCACGGTTGCGCGTTATATTCGCGACCGACAGGATAAAACGTTTCGCATGAAAAAATTAACATCACTGGGGATTTCAACCCGTTACCGTGTCGATGTTTTTGAAGGGGCTAAAACGACAAAAGCGGCGTTAATTCAGCAGTATCAGTGTTCGTATAAAAAGCAAATATTTCCGTTATATAAATCTCATGATACTGAGAATGGTCAGGAAAAAGTTGTTGATAAACGCCAGTCTTTTCTTAATGGCCGTTTCTTCTTTCGTCATCTTTTTATTCCTTCTGTATTACTGACAATAGGGGGGTATTTCATTTTTAATATTGCTCATAAATATATGTTGTCGCCGGAAGATAAAATGAAAACGGAACAATCATCTTCCGTTGTTCCTGTCCCTACTAATGTACTTCCTGTAGCCGTAACGGCAGAAAATCACATGGTATCAGCAGCATCAGCGCGTTCTTCGGTGTCATCCACATGGCGTATTGGGGGGCGTATGGTAAAAGATGACCTGTCATATGTAGTGCTGGTTAATGTAGATGGTCGTGTTCGTATGGAATTGCTGAATGGGTTTTCTTTTAACGGTTTGTATATGAGCGGATTTGTTGATGGTGAAAAAGTGACGGTATGGTCAGGTTCTTTGTCCGGCTCAGGTGCGGGGTTATTAAAATGAATAAATATATTATGGTGTTATTATTACTGTTTTCAGCCAGGGTAATGTCTCAGGGTGTGACACTGGAATTAAACCGGGTAACGTTACCGGAAGTGATTCATATGTTGTACAGCGATGTGTTTAATCGCCCTTATATGCTCGCGCCTGAGCTTGCAGGGGATACGCGGATTCTGTCGTTGCGTATCACACCGGATGTGGATGAAAGGGCGTTTATAGAGCGTTATTTCGGGAATCTGGGAATTAAAATATTTACCCGTGACGGGATTGATTATGTTGCACCAGTTATCAAAAAATCTACTGAACCTGCCAGGGAGGTTTTTGTCTACCGACCACGCTTTCGTTCTGTCGCGTATTTATCTGAACTGCTGAGAACCTTTGTGGAGGGGAATTTTAGCGCAACAGCTAACGGGGTGGGGGATTTTACTGTCACACCGGATAAAATTAAACCGGGCACAGCAACGGATAACATTAATCGTACCGGGGATAAACTGGTGTTTTACGGTACACGTGAAAATATCCGGCGTATTGAAAGGATCCTGCCGGAAATCGATATTGCAGGGGATGAGGTTTTCGTAGGCGGTTATGTTTTTGAGGTACAGACGAAGGAGCAGAACGGCAGCGGGCTTGCACTGGCGGCGAAGTTGCTAAGCGGAAAAGTGAGTATCGGCATGGGTAATCTGTCGGGAGGTTATGAAAACTTTATCCGTATTGGGGGATCGTCACTCGATGCCATGTATGAGCTTTTCAGGACAGACAGCCGCTTTAAGGTGGTCAGTTCTCCGCGGCTTCGGGTTAAGAGTGGATATTCCGCGACATTTTCCGTTGGTCAGGAAGTGCCTGTATTATCTGGCGTTGAACACAATAATAATTCGTCGTATCAGTCTGTTGAATATCGATCTTCCGGGGTTATCCTCGATGTGCAGCCGGAGGTACACGGCGATGTAACGGACGTGAAGATAAAGCAGCAACTGAGTAATTTTGTGCAGACTGAAACGGGCGTCAATAATTCACCGACACTGATTAAGCGTGAAGTGGAAACGTTTGTTTCGGTTAAGTCCGGTGACATTATCCTGCTCGGTGGACTTGCTGAGACAAAGAACTCTGACAGTAAGACCGGCTTTTCATTTCTGCCGCGTTCGTGGATGTCTTCATCGGATGAGAACAACAAAACAGACATACTGATACTTTTGCAGGTTCGGTCAGAGTCCCCAGTGAAAAAGATGCTAAAGAAATAAGGTAATTAGTGCAGGATTGAACGAAATCGTCGGGCAGATCCTGCATGTAAAATTGTATCTTTTGTTGTGCGTGGCATTAGTTGACGTTTGTCTGCGTGGCTACGTCAACAATGATGCGAATGATTATTGATTGTACGTTTTTTTTACAGATCAGTTATTCAAAATATTTCAATTAAATAAGCAATCATTGGGATTGAGCCATGATTTTGTCAAATTCATTTTAATAAAAAGTATTTTATATTTAGTAAATTATAAATACTTTCATTATAATTTAATCACTTCAAAAAAAACGAATATATTAGCTTTATTTTTTTGTTGATCTTTTATATTTGCGGTTTATATAGTAGCTCCAAGGCCTTATCTATACTTAGTCATTTTAATATGTTGGATCGAAGATATTTGAGGTGTGAAATGATGTGGTTTTTTGGTGTTTTAATTTTATTGTTTTTGTTAGTCGTTATTCCTTTTTTAAAATTGAAAAATTCCAATCGTTATAATGCAGAGATAAAAAATAAAGTCAAAGCTACGGATATAATGAAAAATAACAATAAATCCTTCGAGAGAAAACCTTTTTTAACTACAAGGGAACGTGATTTTTTTAAGAAGTTAATAGAGGATCTTAAAAGTGAATATTATGTTTTATCACAGGTTAGAGTGGTTGACATAATAACCCCAAATAGACAATTCATCGAAAGCAGCAGGGAGTTCAATGCGTTATTTAGACAAGTTTCTCAGTGGCATTGCGATTTTTTAATCATTAATAGAGATTTTAATGTTGAGCTTGCAATTGAGTTGGATGATTCAACTCATAAGCATCCCAAAAGGAAAAGAAGAGATGAAATTTTTAATACAGCATTTAGCCATTCCGGGGTTACTCTAATTAGAGTAGTTGATTACAACCAGTTTCTTAATCTCCCTCAGAGTGGTTTATTTTTAAAAAATAATGACTCAGTTTAAATTTTTATATATGTTTTTTTTATGCCTGTTAAGGCATGGTAGCGAAGCGATACCCCGCAGCGCATGCGCGAGGACTCAGAAAGCCTCACGATTCATCGTGAGAATTCCCTTATACTGCAAAGCTGCTTTTAAGCTTTTTACCGATTTGAAGTAGCTTGTGTTACCTACGTCGCCTTTTATTGAGCGTTGACTGAAGTATCCGCCGCCCCCGCAGGTTCGAGGAGGCGGCGGATACAAGGACAATGCGAGTATCTAAGACAGTCTCTTAGAAAAGCTGATGCTCATCTGTATCCCCGTATCTGTAATACGGGGGTTAACTCAGTACTTATATGCGGCTTTCCCTAATTTTTACCTTTCGGTTTTCCCGCTTTTGATATTTGAATCCAGTCTTGAACTTTGAATTTTCTACTTTTATATGTGATAGAGATCATGTTTAACATAGTTGCTTACGTGATTCGCCTTGACATCCTCCACGTCCTTTAGGACGTGGAGGATGTTAAACTGCCATTGCCATAGTGCCTGTCAGTGTTTCTCCATCCCAAAGCACTGTGATGACAGTTCGGGATGCGGACAACTGCGGGGTATCATTCTGCGACCAGTTAATATTCTCCGGCCAGGTGATGGTCCCCCCCTGCCCCCGGAAAACCAGCGCCAGCACCATCGCCCGCCCTTCAGGTAAACGGGTAAACGTCACCGTGTTATCCTGTGTGCCGTCCAGGATGAATAACTGGTGTGACAGTGCATCGACCATGCCGGCTGAGGAGGACACGGCTACATCAAAAGCCCCCTGGCGCACCCACACTTTATTGCGCCGCACATAACATATACTGTCTTCAGGCGCTTCCGTTACCGTTATTGAGGCAGCGGCCTCCTGCGCAGCAACTTTGGCTGCATCAGCCTTCGTGGCTGAGTCAACAGCGTCTGCTGCACTTTCTGCCGATGCTTTTTCTGACATGGCGGCAGCCTGCTCACTTTTCCGCGCGGCAACCGCATTATTCTCAGACCTGCGACTGGCCTGAACTGCGCTCTCTTTTGCGGCTTCAGTCTGCGTGGCTGTAGCTGCAGCAGCTGCAGCACTTTCCGCTGATACCTTTTCTGACATAGCGGCAGCCTGCTCACTTTTCCGCGCGGCAGTGGCACTGCCTGAAGCACTGTCTTCTGCCTCTCTGGCTTTATCAGCACTTTGTCTGGCCTGCGATGCCAGCTCCTGAAACAGCTTCATAGCCTCGCTGGTCAGGTCTTCATCCTTCACCGCACGCAAGTAATCATTCAGTGCCCCGTCCGGTGAGTCAGGCCGGACCTCAATGTTCCCGACCAGAGCTGGTGGAAAGCCTTCCACCGCCAGCGTCACGGCATAGTCTCCGGGCTGTGCATCAATACGATATTTTCCGGCTTCCGTGCCAATATCTGCAGTGACAGTCGCAATCACCGCACTGGTTGTGTTCAGCGCCCGCAAACGGATGGTACAGCCCGGTACAGGCTGACCAGCACCATCAATAAGAGTGCCTGATATAACTGGCATATCACCTCCATAAAAAAAGCCCGCAGGCAGGCTTCCCATTTATCAGAATGCCTCCGGGGAGCAGTCAAATTTGTTCCTGTTAAACGAAAGGGACCGGAAATCCGGTCAGTTTGTGAAGTTGCTCCCCGACCGGGAAACCATCACCAGCGGCCAGACGGAAGCTTCAGTGGTGTACTGCCCACGGACCCTCAGAGAGACGCTGATATCCACGACAGGTGAAGTGGTGTAGACAGAAAAGACAACGGTCTGATACATAGCCGGAAGCCCTGCGGTATACGGGATAACCTCCCCCGTTTTCACCTGCCCGTTAATATTTATCGTGACGGTGATGGCACCGGCGCCACCGTTACGCTCACAGTTAGCCATCACCGTGATGGTTTTCCCTATCTGATAGGTGGCGCTGTCGGTATACCGTGTTGAGGTGCTGCGTTCGTCGTTCGTCGCCCTGATGCTCACGCCCTGCATGACTTTTGAGCCGCAGATATCACCGACAAACTCTCTTGCTTCTATCACGCCAGAAAACTTACCGGAGGTGGCATTGATTTCTCCCGTAAACGAGCCAGATACAGCGTTGATATGGCCGCTGATATCCGCATTTTTCGCAGTAAGACGACCGTCCGGCGTCAGGGAAAACGCAGGAGGATTCCCGCCACTGGTGATGGTCGGCGCGCTCAGATATTTCAGGAACACCTCGTTCATTATTATCTGGTCGCCCTGCATGACGAATCCGGGCGTCTGGTTTCCGTTTTGCGGGTTAATGAATGCAATGCGATCCGCCGCCACCAGGAACTGGCTCGCCTTCCCGTCCGGCGTATCCTCCATGCTCAGGCCCAGACCAGCCACATAATGCCTGCCGTCCTCGGTTTGCTCTATCTTCACGCCCCACATGGCATTCCACTTTCCGTTCGCGTCCTGCCATTCTTTCGAAAACTCATCCAGCCGGCTGGCGTTGTCTTCCGTCAGCTCCACCTTCTCCAGCAGTTCTTTCCCCAGGTGGCTTTCGGTGATTTTCCCTTTGAAGAAATCCAGGTAACCCGCCGCATCGTTGCTGGCCTGCCCGGTCGCCTCCACGAATGCGGATTTACCGACCTGATTTACCGCCCGGATATAAAAATAGTAATCCCTGCCGGGCCTGATATTCACACTGGCCGCTATCCAGTACAGCGCCGTTCCCAGATATCGTGCGGCGTTTTCCACCTGATGGATATCCGTAATCTGCGCGTCTGAAAACCAGAACTCATACTGCACCGTCGGGTCGTATACCGCCTGACGCGGTGTGGCTGTAATCTGGAAATAGCCAGGGGTGAGTTCGATAAATGATGGTGCCGCCGGCGCGGAGATGCTGAACTGTGTGCTCGCCGGGTCTCCCTGTTGTCCCTGGTTGTTCACCGCCCTGACGGACAGGGTGTAGCGCCCCGGCGTCAGCCCCCGGAACCGGTACTGCGTATCCGGCGTTCCTGCGCTGCTTACCAGCCGGTCACTGCCATCTTCCGCCGCCACGTTCAGGCGCAACGAAAAAGAGACGCCCTTAACGACTCGCGGTGTGTCCCAGCGCGCCAGTACCTGATACTGTCCCTCCTCCGCCAGAATTTCTGTGGTCAGATGCTGTATCGCCGGGGGAACGGTGCCGTGAATCGTTCCGGGTTGCGGATCGAATGATGCCCCGTTGTCCACGATGGACTCTTTTTCCGGCACATGCTGTACGGCGGTGATGGCATACGTTCCGTCGTCGTTTTCCCGGACAGCCACACACCGGAAGAGACGCTGGCGCAGCGACGGCAGTTTCAGCCCCCAGACGCTGTATTCCGCCACGCCGTCCGGTATCCGGCTGACCTGAACCTGCACACCGTCGGTAACAGACTGCACGTCCACGCTGACCGGCAAGCCTTCGCCATCCACCAGGCTTATCAGCGTGGTGCCGGACGACGGCAGGGTAATCTCCCTGTCAAGGGTCAGAATGCGGCGGGCGCGGTCAACGGACAGAATCCGCCCGCCCAGGCTGATGCCGGCATAATCCTCGTCGCAAACCTCAATCACATCACCGGGAACGTGGCGCAACCCCTCCGCCCCCACACTAAAATCAACCGTCTGGGTTTCCAGCAGCTCCGTTTTTATCAGCCACAGCCCGGCGCGGTGCGCCTGCCCGCGACTGGTACAGCCAAACGCATCCATTTTTACCAGATTGCGTCCGTAGTGACTGATGGCGACCGTGTCTTCCACCAGTTCCGTGGATGTCTGCCAGCCATTATCAGGGTCGATCCAGTTCACCTCTACCGCATTATGGCGGTCCTTCCGCGCACTGAAGCTGTAACGGAACGGTGTACCCTCATCCGGCATTACCACATTGCTGCGGGTATAGGTCCAGACTGTATCCGAGGGCCTGTCCTGCACGAAGGTCAGCCTCTGCCCGTTCCACACCGGCATACAACGCATGGCGGAGCAGAAGTCGGTCAGCACATCCCACGCCTTACGCTGCTGTGCCAGATACGCATTAAAGGTCATACGCGGCTCTGTCCCGCCGAATCCGTCAGGGACCATCTGGTCGCAGTACTGGCCTATTGCATACAGCGCCCACCTGTCCACGTCCGCCGCGCCGATTCGCTGTCCCATGCCATAACGGGGATGTGTCAGCACATCCCATAAACACCATGCCGGATTATTGCTGTATGCAGGCTTGAACGTGCCGTCCCAGATGCCGCTGTAGGTTCGCGCTACCGGATCGTAATTCGACGGCACCTGAATAATCCGCCCGAAAAAATGGTAATTTCGCGTCACCTGCTGGCTGCCGAACTGCTCAGACTCCACCTGCAGGCCAATCACGGCGGTGTTGGGATAGCGCTGCCGGACATCAATAATCTCGGTATACGACGACCAGACCGTGTTGTTCTGTAACTGGTCAGTGGTACTGTCTGCCGTCACACGTACCATCCGGATACCAAATGGCCGGGGAGGGAGATTATCCACTATCACCGAGGCCAGATACTGTGTGGTTGTTTTCCCGGTAATCGTAATCTCTTTTTCCACCACCCACTGACCATAGCGCTCAAGATGGATTTGCAGCCTGACGGATGTCGGATTTCGGTCGCCCTTGCTGTTGGCCTCCACCAGTGACTGCACGCCGAACGTAAAACGCAGGCGGTCAATATTTGCAGCCGTGATGGTCCTGGTCACCGGATTGTCGTGTCTGACCTGTACACCAAGCACCGTCTCGGCGCCGGACGATTCAAATCCCTCCAGCGGGGTCTGTTCCTGCTCACCGACGCGGTATACCACCTTCACGCCGTGGATATTCGTGTTACCGTCGCGGTCCACCACCGGCGTCTGGTTTACCAGAACACTTTGCAGACCGTTCACCGGGCCTTCTATCGGTCCCTCGCTGATGGCATCGATGACACTCAGCAGCTGCGTGGATTTAAGGTTATCCGGTGCCTCGCGGGGCGTATGCCCTTTTCCTCCGCCCTTTCCCATTTATTAACCCCGTAAAACGACAAAACCGCCCGGAGGCGGTTCTGTCTGAATCTTTTCTGTTGTCAGCGGCCAATCACCACAACCTGACCACCATCTCCTTCATCAGCGGTACTGACTTCCTGGGAAATCACGCGTGACCCCACCTGCATCTCGCCGTACAGCACCGGCAACGTGTTACCATTGGCAACCATATTATCCAGCGACGAGAAATATGTGTTCTGCCTGCCGTTATCGGTCTGCCTCATTTCGGGCATTTTGGGTTTTGGTGCCAGCATCTGCGCCACACCGCCCAGAATCATCGCACCTCCAGTCATATACATTCCGGTTATCGCTGATGCTCCCAGCCAGCCTGCCGGGTTCCACCAGGCTACGGCAATCAGCGCCGCACCAAGCACCGCCTGAAACACCCCGCCAGGTTTGGCCCCGGCCAGACGCGGCACAATATGAATCACCGCGCCAGGCGGCAGCGGGTCATGCAGGCTGGTTGTCAGGGTATCAGCCGTAACATCGTCTCCGGCTATGCGTACCTGATACCAGCCGTCGTTCAGTTTCTGCCGGAGACCGGGCAACTGTACCGCCAGTGCCTGGACAGCTTCAGCACCACTGGCTACCTGCAGGCTGACGCGGCGGCAAAATCGTTGCAGATCCCCGTAAAGGCAAATTCGCGCCATGCCCGGTGTCGCCAGATGGAGTGCGTGCGTCGTTGCCATTTATCGGTATACCTCTCACGTTTACTCAGTTGTTCAGGAATATGGTGCAGCAGCTCTCCGTCGCCGCAGTAAATCGCTGCGTGGTTCGGAACGGAGGAGCCAAAGCAGCAAATCAGCACGTCGCCGGGCTGCGCACTGGCTGCGCTGACACGGTAAAATCCCGTCGTCTCCAGATTATCCAGATAGAGATTGTCACCATGCCGCCACCAGTCGTCGTCCCGGTGAAAATCCGGCATATCAATCCCCGCCAGATGATAGGCATCACGGAACAGTGTGTAACAGTCAAAAACCCCATGTTTAAACTGTCGTCCGGTCAGGTGTGGTACACAGCGGAATTTATGTACCTGCCCGTCGCATACCAGCCACCACGGCAGGTCGCTTTGAACCTGCAGCCTGCGGTCCACATCGCTCAGATACGGCTGGCCACCAGGATGGCTGTGAACCAGCGCCACAATCTCCCCCTGCGTATCAGCCCTCAGCCAGTCCTCCGGCGCCATACGGAAATAATCCTCCGGCGCGGCAGAAATATTCACACAGGGGAGATACCGTTCTCCCGCCTGTGTTCTCACCACGAAGCCGCACGACTCCGCAGGCGCACACCGTCGGGCGTGCGCCAGAATGTCATCACTATTCATATCTGGCTCCGAGAAATAAAAAAACCGCCGAAGCGGTTTTTACGTTATATATTTTAATTTACATATTTTGATTTAGTTTTTCTTTATACCCTTCGATATCAAAATAGAATTGTCTGTTTCCACCCTGATAAAATCCACTCTCAATAATTAATTTTTTATGTGCTCCAACATTCTTAATAAATGATGCGCCATTTCTAATAAAAATAACATCACTGCTACCATCTGATGATGTTCTTGCTTTATAGCGTAATATTTTACCATCATCAAACTTTACAGAAATACTGCATTCCTCATAGAGAATACAGTTAAACTGACCGGGTTTGATTGTTAACAGGACATCAGCTGGTTTAAGAGTGTTAATATCCTGACCCTTTTGTAGTTTTGTCCATTTAGACCTTAGTATAAGCTCCATTTTTGAGCCACCATCATATGGAGCATCGAAATACACATTATTAGTTGACTCAGTCACCAGCTCTTTTATTACTGTACCTCTCATTCCGTCACTGAAGTATTTAGCCTTCCATTGACCCGCGTAAGAGTTAAATGACAGAAAAACAAAAACTAAACAAATAATAATCTTCATGACTATGCCCTTTTTATTAAAACAAGGGCAGATTATCATATTGATTCATTATGCAGCTATTGATTTCTTTAGGCATATTTTAATTTAACTCAGACGGTTGATAGACAGGAAACCTCCAAAGTTTTCTGTATTATTTCGCAATGAACAACCACGTTCACAGCGACTGCAGGCATCCTTTGCGGGATCTGCTGTCGGCTGGTCAAATTCGTCAGCTACTGCTGGGCCAGCATAACCACACTCATCAGAACGGTAAATCCATGTACATGTGTTGGCCAGCATGATACGCCCAGGAAAAACGCTGCCATCAGTTTCAGTCGGCGTTGCCAGGACAAATGTCGCACTAACTGACGTCAGTTCACTACACTGCTCAATCACCCAGCGACTGACAGATTCCTGCTCCGGGTCTGCCTCCTGATTGCCACTGTGGAAATTCACGGCATCGAGAAACCTCGCGTATACCTTCCGGCGTATTACCGTCGCCCCGGCCAGGCTTTGCAAATCCTCCACCATACCGGTCACCATACCGTAAAGATTAGAGACCTTGAGTGACGGGCGCGCAGCTGCACCTTTGCCGTTCATTTCAAATCCGCTACCCTCTATAGGATAAACATCATACTTCCGTCCCTGCCAGGTAACTGCCTCTCCCTTTTCATTCGCCTCGTTACAGAAAAAATAACGATCGCCACCAATTCCTGTCAGATCTATTTCCCATAAAACTACCTGTGCAGATTGTTCTGTCCGGGTAATTTCAGTCAGCGTTGACAATGGAATATCCTGCATACTGTGCTCCTAAATAACAACCTGCTCAAACGTACAATTAAAATCTGTATAACAGGCATAATCCGTAACAGACCATTCCCTGCAGACGATTCTGATTGTCCGATTATGTTTTGGTGGGCGCCATAAAAATGCCTTAACCCCGGAGTGATCAAAAAGAAAATCTTCCAGCGCCTGACGCTCTTCCTCCGACGTAACTCTGAATACAGGCTTAAAACTTTTTAACCTGAAATTGAGTCCTGCAGGTCTTCGTTGTTCATAGCCATCCCCGAATTTAACAGTCTGTACCGCTGGCGTAACCGATGACTGCATCCCCTCTCGTGGTATCCAGTAAAATGTTTTCATTGATCACCTGCTCAACATTCCGCCATCACGACGCATGGACTGCATCGTTATCTGTACCCGTGAATCGATCATCTGGATAAGGTTTCTGGCAGCCTGTGGACCGATTTCTCCGTTTTTCCCATCATTCTGGATAGCAATATGATAAACGGGGGAATACACCATTTGACTGGCGCGACCATCACGGCTGCTGGCATCAGCATCTCGCAACGCTCTGACACCAAGTACACCATCCGCCGTTCTGGATAACGGCATAATTGCCTCCGGGCCAGCCTCCCCAAATACCCCGGCACCTTTCGCAAAAGCAAACAACGTAGGGGTATTATAAATACCGTTACTAAACGAACTCAGCGACGGGGAATCGTAAACACCACCATTGGCGTTAAATTCAAAGCTGCTGGCAAAACTACTTATAGCCGTTCCGGTACTTTCACCTAAACCGCCTGATATTCCTGATCCAATTCCCATGATGGATTTCAGGATTGTATTAGTCAGCAGGGCCTGCGCGGCCATATCTGTCAGGTTTTTAATAACTGACTGCGCCAGTGATGCAAACATACTAACCATGCCATCCCGGAACGACTGCGTATTCATCAGTAACCCGGTTAGCATATTACTGGTTCGTTCCTGCGCAGTCTCAAACAGACCAATACTCAGATTATTGAGATCACCTTGCGAGCGATACAGTTCTACAGCCGTCTGATATTGTGAATCAGCAGAATCCTTAGCGGCTTTTTGCTTCAGCATTTCGTATTGCTCTTTGCTGATCGCATCGTTCTGATAATATGCCTGCAGTAGTGCCTGGCGCTGGGTTAGCTGATTGCGAAGATCTGCCAATGGGTCTACTGTCCCGGCTATATTAAGCAATGGTGCAGATGCCGCATCAGCCTGGGCCTGTAACAGTTCACGGGCCGTACTTTGTGCCAACGTAATTCGGGCCGTCTGATACTCTTTTTCCGTAAGAAGGCGAGCATCTAAAAGGGATTTTAACTCCTGACTTGCTTCGCGCTCTTTATTCAGCGACGCTCTGACTGGCGCATACTGCTCCGCCAGTTCGAGACGCTGTTTCTGATAGTTTTCCGCATTCAGTAACAGGGTTTTCTGGAGATCAGCATCGCTGACGCCATTTTTTTTCGCCGCTTCAGCCAGCTTCCTAGAACTTTCTTGCTCTTGTAGGTTGATACGGCTAAGACTGGTCGCGTGCGCCGCCTCGATTTCACGCCGCAGTTGTTCATACTGGTTAACCTTTGCCTTTTTCTCCTTATCAGTATCCCCGCCTTCTCCACTCCAAGTGGTATTAGGTTTGTCACGTCCTGTATCATTTTTCCCGGGTTTATTCGGCTTAGGCGTGGGGCCGGTCTTCCCTGATTTAGCCTGTTCTATCGCCTCTTTGATAACTTTTTTTCGTTCTTTGAGGAGTTTTAACCCCTGCTCAACGGCATCAAGATCCCCTTTGTAGCGGGTTTTATCGTTCTGTACGCCTTTAAGCTGTCCAAAAGGATCGAAGCCGCTCAATCCATCAATACGACTGTCCGCATCCTGAATCTGTTTAATCAGTTTATTTCGCTGAATAACCTGATTCTCAAACTGTTCATCAATATCCAGCTGTTTCACGTTGAGCTGGTTAAGCGACAGTTTTTTTAGTTCTTCATTGGTTTCAACAACAGCATCTTTCAGGTTTATTGCCGACTGCCGCGCATCTTTGGCCTTTTGATGAAAATATAACAATGCTGACCCTGCCAGCATGGCTGCTCCAAATGGCCCGCCAACCAATGCCAGCGCTCCTTTGGCCAACCCAATAGCAACTGAAGCAGCGCGCGCTGATATAGACAACTGTTTATTGGCTATATTTAGCTGATATTTTGCCTGTGTGGCCAGTAATGTCTGCTCAGTTTCCTGCCTGATCAGGCGGTTAAAATCACTCTGGTAACTGACATTCAAACCATATAATTTGGCCGTTTTTTCCATTTCACGATAATGGCCAAATTCAGCATTATTCTGCGCCAGAATCGCAGCTGTACTCTCCAGCGTTTTCCTGGCTATATCTGCCTGTGCCTGTGCGGCGGCCTTCACTGCCACCTGATTTTCACGCCAGGCACTAATATTCCCGCGAACTCCTGCAGTCAATTTTGTAGCTATAACAGGAATCAACGTATACAGCGCTACGTTGGCGACCGTATTAAAATTATCCGCCAGCCCATTCAGCGCTTCTGTAATGGTCTGAACACCACTTCGCAGCGGGCCATCTCCGCTCTGTCCCACCTTAACAATCAGACCTTCAAAAGCCGAAGTCAGGCTGAGAAGATCACCGTTCAGGTTATTAACCCTGATGGCAGCCTGCTCATGTGCCGTCTGCGTTCCTGTCAGCGCAGTGGTCAGTTCATCCAGTTTGCTCCGGTTATCAACCAGTATCGATGCCGCAGTGATGTTTTCCACACCAAAAAGTTTAACCGCCTGTGCCGTCGACAGGTTTTTCCCTGCAAGATTAGCCAGCGCCTGGCTTAACCCAACGACAGATGGTTTCAGGCTTTTGTCCGCCCCTTTTTCAAGGTTGAGGATAACGTTACGTAAAGCTGTCCCTGCTTCACCACCTTTAATTTCTCGCGCAGCAAGTACCTGAATTGCAGCATTAAGCTGCTCGAACCCTACGCCTGCCTGTGCTGCCGCCACGCCACCATTTTTAATGGCAGCGGCGGTATCCACTATTTCAGACGAGCCGTACTTAGCCCCTGCGGCCAGTACGTTAATATAGCGATCGGCCTGTTCCGCACCGGCGCCAAACTGGTTTAATGACAGTGCCAGTGTTCTGGTTGCATCCGGGAGCGTCGTACCTGCTGCCTGCGCCAGCGTCAGGGCGCTTTTGGTAGCAGCAGAAAGCCCTTCAGAGGTACTCAGAAGCTCTGGTTTAGCCGAGGCCATCAGTTTGATAGCCTCAGCCGCCTGCGATGCGCTGTATTCAGTCGTGCGGCCCATTTCCTGTGCCGCCTGATCGTATAACTTCATCTGCGCAGTATTGGCGCCAGTAATAGCCTGTAAATCAGATAATGACTGTGCGTACTGACGAGTCGTATTGATGATTGCACCGAGTGATAAACCAGCTCCGGCAAATCCTGCCAGCCTGCCAGCAAGCCCGGTTACGGACTCAGAAACACGCCGGTATGCATCCTCTGTTTTTTTAGCATCAGCCTGGGCATTGCGGTTAAAACGGCGTGACTGGTTGTCGGCATCACCGTAGGCGCTCATCAGCTGTGATTTAAAATTAGCTGCATTGAGATGCAGCCCGACGGCAAGAGAGGCAACGTCACCCATTACATTAATGCCCTCATAACAGCCGCACACTGATCATCAATACTCTGATTAACCGTTGCGGGAGATGATTCAACAGATGGCGTGGATGCGCTTATATTCTCTGCTTCGGGCCGTTGAAAAATGCCCTGTTTCAGGAAGAAAGCACGCCAGTGGAAAAGTATGTCTGCCGGCAGTGCGGCAATTTTTGACGGGTCAGGCTCGCCCCAGCGATCGGCCAGCCAGAAAATCAGCTCCAGCCAGGGCGAGTCACTCAGTTTTTTTCGGCGGTTTCCAGCTTACCGATGGAATGTTTTTTGACCTTATCGATAGCATCCAGAAGCTCAACGTTATCGTGTGCCGCCAGCAGTTCCTGTGCTGTAGGTTTATCGCTATCTTTAATTGGCTCACCATCTGGTGTTACCAGACTGTCGACAACGATTTGCACACTAAGCTCAGACGCCTTACGAGAATTACCTTCTGTCTGGGCCTCAATCAGCGCATCCTCATGATCAATCAATTCAGCTGCAGTCAGTCGGCGCAAATAAACTTTTGTGCCAAAAATTTCCGTCTCAACTGGCTCAGATTTAGTTTTAAGCAGCGCTGTTTTCAGTTTTGAAAGGTTAAATTCAGACATATTTCATCCTGTATAACGAAAATAAAAAAGCCGCCATAAACAGGCGGCGATATAGTCAGAGATAAGTAATTAACTACCTGGTGCCGACGGGGCTGCGGATTTTGTTCCCCACTTAATATTATTTTGCTTACCCTGAACGGTAATCTGAATAACCTCGCTGGCCGGGGCGGTGATTTCGTTAACCTGCCAGCCAGCCAGCGCCAGAATCATTGATGCTGTCCGGCCATTAGGCAGTTCGATATAAAACTGGACAGTTTTACGCTGCTCTGCTGCATTAAGGAACGCTGCAAAATCACTGTTCGTCGGATCGTCAATAAATCCCAGCGATTTTTCCGGCCCTTCCGGCAAATCGGAAATGGATTGCTTACTTGTATCAATAAGCGTGGTGCAATCGACAAAGCCTCCTGTCTGTCCGGTCGCTCCAAGTGCTTTACAGTTAACAAGAGGTTTCAGTGCTGCTTCAGCGTCACCAACCTCGCCGTACTTGACGATCGTTCCGGCAGGCAGCATCGCATATTCTGGCGATGTTTTTTGATCAGCCATAATTTTCTCTCTTTGTATATTGGCAGCGGTCGCTACCTGTTTTGAATGCCGTTTCTGATTTCCACAGCTAACACACGCAGCACAGTCTGGACGTTATAGTCCAGCGCTGGTCTGATAAACGGTTCTGCAACCTGTTTAACCGTTCCGAACTCCTGCGCTAATGCCTTCATATAATGTTGTTTGCTGGGACCGACCCGCAGTGTTACTACTGTGCTACCACGGCTCTTTCGGTTGGAGTTGCGTATTTTGATAGAGTCACGCATATGCTGTGCTGTAGATGTTTCATCGTAGCCAGCATGTTGTTTCATATCCTCTTCAACAACTTTTAGCGCTTCCCGACCAGCATCTCTAAGGACTTTTGTACCGACTTTTTCTCCGAGGGCCATCAGCTGGCGTTCCAGATCATCCAGGCCTGTAACTTCCATTTTGATCATTCGGCTGATTCCGGATAAACAAAGGTAAAGTCACGAACCAGTCGGTACTGGTTACGCCCGTTTGTCAGGGTTGTTTTATCCTGATGAATCCCTCCTCGATCAACATATTGAACCGGAAAACCGTCAAGCTGGCCGTGTACGATCTGCTTCCATTCGGACCAGATTTTCCTGTCCAGTCGCAACAGGTCTGTATAGGAATCCAGGAGGTAAAGTGAGATCTGAAAGCGGCCTGCAATCAAACCTGTTCGCAATAGTCCGGCGTAGATTCCCGGATCGGAAATTCGTTGAAATGTCACGCCTTCCTGTACAGTATCCGGAAGTAAAAGCGGATAAGCCGCCATCCCTGTAATCCGTTCCAGCGCCGTCTTAATTGCTGACTCGATCATGACGTGTATCTGCCTCCCCGGTTATAATGATGCGATCTGCCAGTCGCTCAACGTTCCTGACCGTATAAATTCGGTTCGTCGTGGCGACTTTCCAGTCAATATCAACTGCACGCGGGTACAACGTAAAAAGACAGGTTTCAACCACCTGTTGCTGATCCAGCGTTCGAACCTTACGGCCTGAAACCAGCTCCTTTTTAGCCCATGCTTCACCATCCAGAACCTCTCTGGCAGGAAGCTCCTCACCAAGCGGCCCACGCCCGGTTTCAATATGGCTCAGTTTTATCCGGCAGTTCAGTTCACCGGGGCGAAGTGGTTTATCACTCATACGGTATGCTCCATGAGTGGAAACAGCAGATATTCAACGCCCAGATCGGCAGGAGACTCGTCACCAGTTCCTGTTGGATTGAGATACCACTGCGAGACCATCATTTTCGCTGCCAGCTTAATATCGTCATCAATAACGTAGCCATTTTCACCATCACCCAGCGCATCGAGCTGTTCCTGACTCTCAACCAGCCTGCAGTAATAGGTTCTTTCTATGCTTCGTTGTGCGGCATTAATCAGCGATGACAACATCTCATCGTGAGCGGTAAAATCCAGCTCCAGACGGAGCTGCGTCTTAGCTTCATCCAATGTCAGTATCATGATCACTGGCTCCCGACTGGGGACTTAATACTTTTTTCGCATCTTCTGGCCAGACGGCAATTCGTCGCTCAACCAATGCTTCCGCATACTGAACATCGAAACAGGCTACATCACCGCGGGAATAGCGATGATATGGTCCCAGAAATGTTACAGCCTTACGTTCTACGTTAACTTCCGTTGAGACCGTGGTCCCATCTACATGGGCATTGGTTTGGTCAGTATCCGCAGTACCTTCATTTTTAACTGCGGTTTTTGGTGTCTTACCTGCCATTACTTTTCTCCTGAAAAAGAAAAAGCCCGCATTTGCGGGCCATATTCGTCAATGGTTAGAACAGAACCTTAGTGCCAAGCACCATACCTTCCGGATGACGGAAGCCGATATCATGCTCTGTAACGACACGGATCAGAGACTGGTTACGGGAGAACGCTGATACCAGATTCCCGTCTGCATCCTGATATGACGCCTCCTGCGAGAACGCCACTTTCATGTTGCCATCTTCACCAATAACGACATCGTTAAAGTCGGCGAAATAAATCTCTGACTCTTTACCACCAGTACCCAGATTTGCAGGAATCGCGCTGGTTCGCTGGATTGGATACCCCTTCAGCAATCCCTGGGCCATTTCCGGGTAAACCTTATTACCGTTACCATCACGCAGGCCAAATAGCTTCATGTAGGTACGGTTGGACATACCCCAGCCACAGCTAATCATGTTGCTGTTACCATCCATTGCCATCAGGATGATGCTGTCGAGATACGTATCAATCGTATTCAGGTTAATGTCGGCAGCGGAATCCCATTCCTTCAGACGGTTCCATTCCGTAGCGCGGGCCTTCATCCCGATTGGGGTATCGCCGGTGCCATCATCACGCATAAAGGCCTTGTCTTCACGGACAGAAATCGCGGTAAGAATATCCTGCAATACCAGTTGCTCTACGTTGAACCCGGCGCGACCAATCAGCTGGTTAGAGATAGGCACCATCGCAATCATGGTTTTAGCGGTAAGTTTCACATCGTCGAAGCGTGCTTCTGACGTTTTGGCATCCTTACCTTCGCCGGTATAGCTCGCCGTCGCCCCACCTGCCAGACGCGGCAACGCCATATTGCCGTTCGGCAGCGGAATAGAGCGGGCGCCCAGCTTACGAACGATGGTGCGATCACGCAGTAGTTCGATCACCTCGCTGTGGAGGTTTTGCGGGATAAGAACTCCACCAGAATTCGCCGCCGTATTAATAGCCATCGATACAGATGGGTCATTCAGTTCTTCTGCCGCAAATTTTGCAGCATCCTGAACGTTACCCTGTGCAGCTGCAATCGACATAACAAGACGGGTCATCCCGGCGCCGGTATATTGCTTAGGCTCTGTTTTAACGCTGACAGCAGGTGCCTGCTGCGTCGCTTTAACTGGTTTTGCCACAACAGCTGCCGCACGTTCAGCCGCTTCCAGACGGTCGATTTTGGCGCTGATATCACCAAACTGCTGCTGCAGGCTGGCGAACTCCGTCAGTTGCTCTGCCGTCAACGTACCGCCGCCGGCTTCAACTGCTGCCAGTACCTGAACCTGCTGATTAATACCCGCGCGTTCACGACGTAATTCTTCAATATGATCCATGTTTTTTCTCTCTTTTTGGCATAAAAAAAAGCAGCCCGGAGGCTGCTTTCTGATAATGACGCGTTCGCGTCGGGTTACATTTTTGCTTGCTGGTCCATTACTGCGGCCTGAAGCTTAATTGACGTTGCCTGCTGCGGTTTTTTGTATTTATCTGCAATAGCGTTAATAGCAGACTGCGGATCTGACACCTCATCAGCCAGACCGGCAGTAATAGCATCGGCACCAAAGTAAAGTCCTGCCTGGGTATCAATAACAGCCTGCTGATTCATGCCGCGATATTCAGCTACAGATGCCGTAAATATCTCGTACATATCATCGATCATTCCCTGGAACATCAAATGTGCCTGCTCACTCAGCGGCTCATGTGGCGTACCATTATTTTTATTATCACCACGATAAATAGTGGTGAATTTCAGCCCAACGCTATCTTCCCATTTCGATGCTTCCATATGCTCAAAAATAACGCCGATTGAACCCACTCCGCTTGTTTTACTAACGATAATTTTGCTGCAGGCTGAAGCAATAAAATATGCAGCTGAATAAGCGCTGTAATTCACGATCGCTGTAATTGGTTTTATATCACGTGACTGAAATATATAATCAGCCAGTTCTTTACACCCTACAGCAGCTCCGCCTCCTGAATTTATATCCAGAACAATTTCGCTAATTGCAGGGTCATTCAGCGCCATATAAAGCTGGCTGCGGATTCGTTCATAGCTCGTCAGTTCCGTACACATCGCCGTTATCTGCCCACGACGCGGAACCAGAATCCCATGAACGGAGATAACAGCGACACCACCTGCTGGCTGTTCCATAGCTGGCTCCAGCTGGTTATCAGGGGTCAGCACCATAGTAATTCCTGCATCGGTAACAGCACCCTGAATCCGGGGGATAAGCACCGCTTTAACCGAGTCCATTGTCTGGCGCGTAGCATAATGCGGCACGCCAAATACCTGATCTGCCAGATGAGGCAGGTTAATCAATTTCGTCATGGTTTCCACCATTAAAAAAGCCCGTATTACGGACTGGCTTACTCTTCTCCCAGGATGGCTTTAATCTCAAGCATCTGTTGTGCCGTCGGTTTATTTTTCCCGGAAAGTAAATTAGTACTATCAACCATATTCAACGGCGTCAGATACTTATCACCTCCCTGAATCGGAGGCAGGTTTTCCATCCGGCGAATATCGTTAACTGATAACCAGCCCCACTGGCGCCCAAGTGCGTATGATTCATAACGTGATTTCTGATCTCCACGCAGCAATCCTGATACATTAAATTCGATATACAGCTCACCACGTTCACTGGGGAGCAGCAGATCACGCATCAGCGCGCCTTCATGCCGTTTCAGCCAGGCAAGCAGCGTGTACATGACAAACTGCAATCCCTGATGCTCAATATTGTTATTGGTCGCCTTCTCCAGCATTTGCACCATATGTGGCGGGATCTTATATAACCGACAGACCTCCTCAACACCCCACTGCCTGGACTGCAACAGCTGCGCTTTCTCATTATCCTGAGATAGCTGTTTGTAGCTCATCCCTTCCTGAAGTAATGCAACAGAGAATGCGTTTCTTACGCCGGAATATCTGTCCGTCCACTTTGCCAGCAGGCGGTCGATAGCATCCTGATTTTTGATTGTTGGGGCATCTTTTGGACGCTCAATAACGCCGCTCATCGTTGTGCCCCGGCGAAAGACCTGAGAAGCATGCTCTTCCACGGCCAGGTTTAGCCCAAGAACATCCGCGTTCGTCTGTATTGGGGAACTGCCGATATAGCCATCCAGCGAGAAGACCTTCACATGATGCATCATGCGCATTGGCAATGTTTCGCCAATTTCGGGTAGTTCATAATATGGCATCCCGTCCGGTCCTTTCAGAACTATGATTTTTTTGGGATTAACCGGGATTAATTCGCGGGGATACCCTTTTCCATCCCTGTCGATGATCGAGTAGCAATTTCCCTCCAGCCCGAGCAGGCCCTGTTGCTGTTCAAAGTATTCAAATGAAGTGTCTTTTTTATTGGGCTGGGAATGAATCAGATCATAAACAGGATGGTCAGTGGCCCGTTCCCGGCCTCCGTTATCGCGTCGCCGGTACAGTTCACACGGTAGTTGTGCGATTGATTCAGCAAGAAGCGTAACACACGCCCGGACAGCCGATAATGCTATCGCTGTTTCGGGAGTTATAATTATTCCCGCCTTACTCTGGTTTGAACTGACCCCTCCCAGCATCGCTTCCCAAAAACCGCCACCAGATCGTGATTTACCCCGGAACATCTGGGGAATGAACATTATTCACCCCCTGATTTTTGTATGCCGTCTGACGCTATAAGAGCAATGCAGAATGACCATATCAGACAAATTATTCCCCCCACGATCAAACCGGCTGCTGGTGAGACCAGCCATGCACCGGCAGACATCAGACAGGCTCCGGCGAGGCCGATAAAAAAGCTTAAAATCGTTATTAACATGCCACATCTTCCTCGTCATAAACGGATGAGTTAATCTCCCGGCCATTGAGCATCGCGCGGCCGATCCCCATCATCAGGCCAACCGCACCATCGATTTTGTTGCCGGCCCCCTCTTTTACCGGACGTACAACATCATCACTACCCGGTAAATACTTGCCGACAACGTTAGAGATGCACCAGGTCATCAGCGGATTACCGTCATGATGGAAGCGGCCAGCAGCGATCGCAGCCTCAATCTCTCGCATCGGGTCGCTCATGTTGGTGTAGTTCTGGGTGATGGTGACGGGCTCCAGCCCTTCATCCTGCAACATATGGGAAAGGCCGGTGGCGCCATAGGGATCAATCGGGCTGGCCGCTATTTTCACCGTCTCCCGTAAATTCAGGATCGCTTCGTAAATAAGGCGATAATCCACCTCTGCACCGTCAGACGGAACCAGCACGCCCTGATTAACAAAGGACTGATAGCGATCGGCGGTAGTTTTTAGCGCCGGATCTGTCGAATACACGGTATCTTCTGGCACCCAGAACAGAGGCGAAACGCAGTAGTAATGGCTTAATCCGTCGATTTCCCGGCGGAAAACGGGTACAACCGCGTTAAGGTCAAGCTTTGAAGCCAGGTCGATACCGAGATAACACTCTTCCCCCGCAAAATCGGACAGTCTGAGTGTCTTGTCTGCCGTGGTCATCCACTTCTGCAGGTTGTAGTAAGCCGCTTTTGAACTCACCCATTTATTGAAATGCTTGGTGAGTATTTTGTTGGTCTGGCTGGGCGTGGATATCGCCAGCTGCTGCTTGGCCTTAAGGAATCCCTCTTTCACCGAAATGTTGTAATTCGGGTTGGCTTTGATCAGCGCTTCCGGCTGCGTCCAGTCATCGTCATCATCCAGGGTGTAGATGATCCCGAAAATTGCCTCGTTTTCACCACCTTCCCGGATACGCTCCAGTATCTCGACCACCTGAGCACGTTTTTCATAACAAGGCGAGGCAATATCAAAGCCTGCCGTCGTGATGATGAGCGTGATGGGTTGTTCCCTCGCCCCCATACCGGTGGTCATAGTGGTATAGAGCGCGTCAGTATCGTGCTCATGATATTCGTCGATGATGGCGCAGGAGGGTGAATCACCATCGCCGGGATCGCCGATAACGGGTGCGAACAGGGAACCATCCGGGCGCGTCATTTTCTTCGCCCAGGGTTTAATGCTGAACTTCTGGCGCAGAGCCGGAAGTTTTTTCACCATTGCCAGAGCAGGGGCAAAGACTTTCCATGCCTGTTTTTCCGTCGTGGCGCCACAGTAAACTTCCGCAGCGTACTCACCATCGGCGCAGAACATATAATTACCAACGGCCGCCGCGATCGCCGATTTGCCGTTTTTACGTGGCACCTCGATGTAAATCTCAGTGAAGCGACGAAAACCATTATCCTTCCGCACCCAGCCAAACGGCACGCCCAGCGCAAATTTCTGCCAGGGTTCAAAATCAATACGCAGTTTCCGGCGAGCCCACTCACCGGATGTATGCGGCATTTTCTGGGAAAAACGAAGGAAACGTTCTGCTTTATTTTTATCGAAGCGGTAAGGCCAGTGTGGATCTCTGGCGCGTTCCAGGTCGTCCAGATGTCGCTGACAGGCAAGAATGGTTAACCGGCAGGCCAGTATCTTCCCGTTCACGACGTCCCGCGCATACTGGTTCGCCGCATTGACGTTCGGATATGTAGCCATCAGTCAAACTCATCAAATTCATTCCCTTCATCGTCCGGATCATTTTTACCGCTGGTCATTCTTATGCGGCTGAGCGGGTCTAACCCGAGAAGTGAACCCAGACGGGCCAGCTGCGAAACGGAGTCATTACGGACATTGACTGCAGGATGTTTTTTCTCCCCCCCCATTTCACTTGATACGGTCAGACCATCCTTCGCGATGACTTTTTCGGCCTCAACCATCAGATGAAACGCATTGCAGTACGCCAGGAGTAACGGCGCGTCTTCAAGATCAAAAACACCGCGTTCGATTAAAATTTTGCTTTGAGTTTTCCAGATACGGATCGCTATATCGCTCATTAACTCATCTGGCGGTGCAATCCTGGTCAGCTTGCTTTTCTGACCCTGAGGCAAATTGCGCTTACGGCCACCACCGGAAGATCGCACAGCAATACCCATCAAAACCTCCAATTCAATAGGCTGAGCCTTCCGGAAAAAAGTTTCTTAATTTGGGCGCGTAAAAATTTGACGGGAGCGGCAGTCCTGAAGCGCGAAAGGGGGCAGGGATTTTACCCCCCTACCCCCTGGCCTGTGTAGGCATCAATCAAGGTGGAAGCCATCATTCAGGCTGCGCCGACGACCGCTGCTCACATTGTGTAGACAGGCATTAGAGTTATGCCCTGACTGCTCACAATAGCCGCAGCGCAGGTTGGCGCGGCGCGATGAACCACCTTATGTTTTTGGGCAGTTAGCGACTGAATGCAGTTTTGAACCACAATATGTGCAGTGGATATACACCATCAGTTCAGTCTCTCTCTGGCTGTCTTGGCCCGATGGCATTCCCAGCATAACGATTCCAGATTCGAATCATCATCAGTGCCGCCATGAGCTTTTGGAATGATGTGATCAACGCTGGTCGCTTTCTTAGCTATCTTCTGCCGTCGATGGTTCTGACACAGGTATTGATCACGCTTCAGGATACGCGCACGGATAATGTCCCACTTCGAACCGTAGCCGCGCTGATGTCGGGACTGGCCTGGCTTGTATTGCTTCCAGCTTTCACTTTTATGGCTTTCACAATATCCGGATGGATCTGTTGTTGTACTGTGACAGCCGCGCTTACGACAGGCTCGAGGAATTAGTGCTGGCATGGTTCATCCTTACAAAAATCCATGGTGGTGCTCGTGTTCTGCACATAAAAAAGCCTCGCATATGCGAGGCTATGTAAATAAGTGGTAGTGATAATCTAGCAGTTATGTACGGAAAGGTTCTTTAAGAACTACAGGTTTCTCTCCTGCATCCTGGCACCAGTTGTTAAACTCTGTAACAGCTGACATAAGATCACTATCAGCAATGGCAATTCTCTCCGATAATGTATTAATCAGATTTATATCAAAGATAACTATCACTGGTGGAGTAGCATTCGAGTTACCTTTGCTTAATCTAGATACTTCAGCGCGTAACTCTTGGATGTACTTGTTGCGGTCTATATCAAGTCGTCTGATACTTTCGCCAAGTACTTTGCAACGCCCAATTGCCTCATAATTTAATTCAGCCATTTACACCTCGTGTTGCCATAATTCAGAAATTAAGTGTTAAATTATGACGGATAGTTAATGTAAATATCACCATGGAATTTAACTAAATTTAAACACTCAAACCAAATTTCTTTTTTGCATATCCTTTCAATAATTCAACACCAACATCTTTTATTACTGAAATAGGTTCATTACTAAGATTCTTCAAGCGCTCAAAAACATCGTCCTTATCTAGAGACAATGCAAATTCCATACCATCAGTCGTTAATCTAAGCTTTGAATTTGTATAATCAAAGTCTCCACTCCTGGTGACAAACAAACCGATGGACTCAGGGGTTCCAGTTTCATTTTTCAAATTACTTATATAGCCCTGTTCTGCAAGCAGCAGTGCATGAAATGCCCCCTCTCCGGTAGTAATGTCATAACCCGATTCAATTAATTCAGATATGGTTAAAAAGTGCTGATTGGATTCTAAAAAAAGTCCAGTTAGGCCCTTAAGGTAATCAATATTTATTCTCATAATGAAATTCTCGTAGTAATGAATTCTTCATTATATCAATTAACACCCTACCAAAATAGTAATGTTAACAAAAATCAATATGACTTTCCCCGACTCAACATATTTTTTTCTTCTCTTAAAGAGCCATGTATCCATTCGCACGTTATCCTGGCGGTGTAACGTTCGTCAGCGATTGCAGCATATCGTTTAGCTTCTGCTGCAATATCTCCGAGCATGTCGGCAAGCATTCCGGCGGTGGCGTCGGCTGTTTTGCTTCTGACGGCAGCGGCAAGATTTGCGGTGTGCTTTGCGGCGTCCAGGCGGGTGGCAAGTTTTTCTGCTTCGGCACGCAGCTGGCTAACAGTGACAGACAGGCCAGCAGTACTGTCGTAATGCACAAACTGGATTAACCGGCTGTAATCACACCATGCCGGGTAAATACATTTGCACTTCATTCACTACTCGCTCACGAGCAACGTGAAGCAATCTTTTCCGCCCACCAACGCCCCACTTAGCCATTTGACTTGCGCACTGGCTTATCGCTTTGGTTTCCGTGTTGATGATGTGGTCAATTTTGTTCAGGCGAGACATAGCACCAACGCCGAGACGGACAACCGTTTTGAAAACTTCATAAACTTCGATTTCAAATTCCGGCTTAATCCATGCTGCATATCTGATTGCCAGTAGTTCAACACCCCACACACCAGAATCAACCCCACCCTTTATTACTTTAAGTGGTTGAATCTCTTTCAAAGCTCTTTTTTGAGCTTTGGCTTTTAGTGCTGAAATGAACCGTTTAATCTGTGCACTCCTCAGAAAATTACTGGGACGTTGAGATTCAGTTGCCTCGCCATTTGCAACTGCTGCTGCATGGAGATCGTTTAAGTTGTAGCGTCCCCCCTCATCAACACGAACGGACACACCATTGACAATAACTGTTTGATAATTCATCAGTGATTACCTTTTAGTGATGAACCTTGTCACACAGGATTCCGGCCCACAGAAAGGCACCGATTACCAAACCGGCATCCTCAAGGGTCATCCTGAAAGGTTCTGTGTTCAGAAGTCGCGCGTGTGAAGCGCGTTTACTGCAGACGTAAAAATGCCCCGCTAGTGCGAGGCATTTTCCTGAAAGTCACTTGTCAAAATCTCTATTCATCAGAATGCCTCCGGGAAACCTCGGCCAGCAGTCACCAGGTTTCACTTCTGCCCGGTCACTTTGTCCCAGGTACGTTCGCATGTGCTTCCGGCGACATAACGCTCATCAGCCTCTTTTGCGAACTTTCCCGCCAGATCGTCAGCTTCTCCAAGCAACTGGGCGAGCAGTATTCCGGTCTCGGCTTTTGCCTGGCTTGCTGCGGCAAGAACGGAAAGCCTGCCGGTTTCACTTCCTGCAAGTTGCCGTTGTACTGCTGCGAGCTGCTGTTGCAGCCCACCGCGAGCACGCTCAGCAGCATCAGCGTTGGCCTGTATTTTTGCCAGTTCTTCATCGGCTCTTTTCCGTTCTTCATCTGCGGCGTGCTGGCGACGCTGTTCTTTCGCTCGTTCGGTTACTTCACGCTGCAATGCAGCGGTCGCATCGGTAAGGTCTCGTTGCGCCCACTGGTATTTCCAGGATGTATCCGCCTTCTGATAACCTCGTGAATAACACCAGTACGCACCAGCACATAACAAAAAAGCCACCAGCAGTATTTCTGCTAATGGCTTCCAGAATTTTTTAAGCAATACAGGTAACAGATTCATACCAGCACCGATTTTGCTTTTTCAAAGCGCTCTCGCCTGTCACCGATGCCGTTCTGCCCTCCGTTAATGATCTGCGTAACGCGTACCAGGTCGCCGGAGTATTTCAGACACCCTCTAGTCACAAAAAACCACGCTGCGGAACGGGCGGCATGACGATCCAGCTCAAGCTGTCCCGGATTCGCCACCAGATCCAGTTTCAGGGCAACGCCACATCTGGTGTAATTCTCCAGCCCGGTAATCTGGATAAGCCCACGCCCGCGATACTTCCAGCCATCTCCGGTGTCTTTGTTCCCCATGCGACCACCGTAAACCAGATTGGCTATTTGTGGCTGGTGGGCAACCTGGCGACCATCAATACGCCCCAGCATTTCGCACTGATAAGGCGTAAGGCGTTTACCAAACGTCTTTTTCAGCGCCTCCACCGAATAATTGAAGCTTTCCTTCAGAACAGTAAATCCTGCTGATTCATGTCCTGTTTGTGCAATAAACATGGCCTGATCCAGTGGCGCAGTAATACCGAATTCGCTCATTGCCGCCGTAATATGCGGATACCAGCGCGCAGAAAGCCCGGCGCTGATACCAGCCGCCTGCTGAAATTGTTGTTGATCCATCAGTGCCTCAGTGCATCGACCAAACGCGCCACATTACCGCGAGCCCACAGCACAGCGGCGCAGATAAGGATATTCACCATCACCACCAGCCAGTGGGATGATTCATATAAACCAAAAATAAACCGGAAAGGGACGCTGGCATATACCAGCACTATGACATAGGCCAGTAACGAAATCAGGGGGCGGTGTGTCGCATCACCGCGTCGGTAAAACATCAGAACGATGACTATTATCCCACAAATTACGGCATTCAGAACTGCAGAAGGGTCATTTGCTACCATTTGATCCCCCTCCCCTGATACGAGAAAGAATACTGAACAGGCTGTTCAGATCCTGACTGTTAAGAAAAGTGAGAAACTTTATACACATTGCAGAAATAATCACTGCGCCAAGAGCATCCAGTGGTTTTTCATAATGCGTTATTGCCGCAAGCTTAGCACCTATCAGCCCGGCGCCAAGTACTCCCACAATAAATGATGTAATAAAATAAGCGACCAGCCTGATGCGTCCAATGTTGGTTGCCGTGGCGACATAAAATACCGCGCCGGCAAAAGCGCCGAATACCACACCATAATCGGTTCCGGTTGCCAGGCCGAATACACTGGCCCCCATTACTCCACCAGCCAACACTGTCGCACTGGATACAGGTTCGGACATTCATCCCCCTCTTAATTGCTGTGAGTCCTCTCAGAATTGAGGGGAAATAGGATCAGGCTTCACGGGCTGATTTATCCGAGAGCGCCGTAAAACCCCGTCCTTCAGGGCGGGGAGCAGTCACTTCAATAATTCCGTTAAAACTCCCCGCGCGTCGTAAAACTCCATTTCATAGTAATTATAATTACTACGTGCCTCATCCCTGCGCACTCCTCTCATTGAAAAACAAGCACTGATTAAAGTACCAAATGCACTAATCCTTTCCCGGGTACTGACCTGTGGTACTGGTAAGTTGGGTATTACCCCAGGATTTGATTGTGTACTCACTCGTAAATAACGGGAATTTGATGTTCCAGGCCCGTCTCTTACCTGACTTGTATTTCTGTCGTAAACAAGCTCAACTGCTTCCTGGATATTTTCAATTGGGATAGAATTTACGGCTACATACTCACTTTGCAACCGCATCATCACTCGCTCAAAATGATTAAACTGGACACCACGTGACTCAATATAAGCGACAGACGGCGGAAGACTGTAGAAACTATTGTCTGCACGGATTCTGTATCTGTACAATCTGCCACTAAATGTTGCCCTAGAATAATATACTCGGGCTATATTATAAGTCTCATTAATATCTGAGGTAGTCGCAATATAGTTACTGTCCCGACTACCGGCGGCACAGGAGTCACCTCTGATATGTTGCTGAAGATTTCTGTTATTACCGTGAGAACTAAATCCATCCCGAAAAATAACATCCGGAGGTCTCGAGTCCACACGATAAACAAAATCGACAGCAGATGAAAAAGGGCTATACGCAAACATAAGGTATACCCCCAGCCTTAAGAAACGAGAATAACCTGTCATCATATTTCCTTATGGTATATTATAAAAATTATTTAATTATCTCTCCAAAACACCACTGATTACAGGTCCCGATAGCCACGATTTCATTTTGTGACACGCTTGAATCAAAGTGCGAAAATGCATTTATTCTTATATAAACAGATATTTTCTCACCTGTTGTATAAAAATATTTTACAGTATCAAAAATTTCCATGAAAGGTGATGTCTGTCCTGCATTCTTCTGATAATAGCCATTATCAGCCACCGCGCACCCAGTAACATTTGAACCACCTGATGATGCAGTGAAATATGCACAAATCCTTGGTGAGTGTAAATAAGGAGCATAAAAAACATTCGTAATTTTAACATTCTCATATTTCGTAGTGTCTTTCAGATACCAGTTATTAACCGTTGCATAGACATTACTCGCCCCGGCCAGCATTACCAATGAAAAAGCAAAAAAAATCTTCTTCATAATATTCAACCTCGCATTTAAATTAAGCAAAAGAAATAAAACGAACATTGCTACATTCTTTTCAATACGTGAGTACTTTTGACTGCTCCCCGCCCTGAATGACGGGGAGCAGTCAAAACCTCTCCTTCGATAGCTCGAATGGCTCAGTGTGAAGCAGGAAGGCCACCCGGTGGATTAATGACAAAACTCAGTGGAATTATTCCGGACGGCACAAACAGAAAAGCCCCGCACGATGGCGAGGCTTGAATTTTTTGGTCGACGATTGAAGCTATAGCAACAATATCAGATTTACACGAAATATAGCCGTTTTAATCCAGTTTTGCAATCACCATGTCGCGAGCGTTTCAACCAGCCGGTCACACTTACTAAGCTGGTGATTGCAACGGCCCAGACAGTACTTCTGCTTCGCCGTTATGGCAGATATCATCACCTCTGGTCAGATGCCAGACACCGACAATAAGCTGTCCTGATTCCAGATCGTCAACTGTGTCATTCGTATAGTATGCCACCTGCACAACACCGTTATGCTGAATCCAGTAATATCCTTCTTTCATTCACACCTCCTCAAGACGAAGTAAAGAGTATAAGGCGAAGCAGAAAATGCCGCGGTGCAAGAAGCCACAATTCAAAGCCTGTTGAATAGAAAAGTCCGCGAATGAGAGCCCCCTAAAACGCAAAAGCCCCGCACGTTGGCGAGGCTTGAATTAATCCAGTTTTGCAGTCACCATGTCGCGAGCGTTTCAACCAGCCGGTCACGCTTAATCACTATCCACCCCATCTGGCGAAGATCACTTAATATGCTCGATATTTTGCCGACAAATACGTCGTCAGGCAAAGGTTGGGTTTCAGCAGTTCCGTCAGGGAACACCGTTACAATGAAACGCCGTTCTTTCGGAAATGGAATCGCGGGATGGGACTGACGTGCTGGAACAGGTTGTTTCTGGGTGAAATAGCAATCCTCCAGTTTCTCGAACACCTCCCATGCCTGATCGGTTGCGAGCATCTTGGCGTGGCGGGCTGCGCCGCGTCCTGTCCAGAGAATGAGGGAGCGGGTTTTGGGTGAAATTTGTAAACCTCTTTGAGAGGTTCGCAAATCATCAAGCTCACTACCACTTACTTTAAAGAAGTGTTTTCCTGCAATAAAACGACATTCGTTACGTTTGAAGTTTTGTCGTATATGCTTTTCTTCCGTTTCGTATAGTTTTGCCAATAACTCAATTGTTATTACAGGGATATTAGAGTAAGTAACAATGACAAGGGATTCTACGGCGAGTTGAATGGTCATGTGATTCACCTTTACAGTTTGGTTAATCACCACCGCCGACGCCAATCGGATTGGGTGGTGAGACGTGCAGGGTTGGCGTAACCGGCTGTAAAGACCCGGCGCGGATTTCTCCGCCCCCACACGCCCCACCAATATGCGAGTGTGGCCGTGCTTAACGCATAAAAAAACCGCTTAACGCGGTCATGCGCTTTACAGAATCCGGGACGCCAATCCCGACGCCAGATTTTGCTGGCGTTCCGGGAATATAGCCCCGAATGCCTGTTTGTGTCAATTAAGTGCGTATTGATTGAATGCAACCTGCTCCGATCGCGTCTTCGATACACTCAAAAGAGACGCCAGATCAAGACGCAGAAATACCGCGCGCATGGTCAGCCAGTGTCTGGTGAAAGTTTCTGACCAGTTCTTTTCGCTAACGCCTACCAGTCCCGCTAACTCTTTATATTGATAAACCTCACGCCCGGCTAATTCAGATTTGACATCCTGTGCCGCCAGCCAGATTAACGCCCGGAGTCGTTCCTGTGTTTTACCGGCCATCTTCTTTCCGTCGAGTTGCGCCGCAAACGCACTCCAGCCCCAGCGGGTTATATCAACCTGATGCTCCCAGCAAGTGTTTTCACTGTAGTTCCACAGCAGCCAGGCCTTGTAGTGTTCATCAAGTGACAAAAGCGCCCGACGCCATGAGGAAGTGGCGTATTCTACCGGCTGCACAAGCGGAATTGCGCTTCCTTTCGCCAGTGATTGCTTACCCGGAATCGGAGGGTTATTCAGCGTTATTATTTTCCCGGTCACTTCATCACGGATGCGCTGTTTTTTTCGGGGATAGGTTTTCGTGTCAAATTGTGCGTTCTCCAGCCAGGCCATAAGCTGCCCTTTTGTTGCACCGCTTAGATCTGCCGTCGCCGTGATCAGTTGCTGGCGTATCCAGGATAAATTTTTCACTTATTTTCCCCTGCATTTTGGTGAATACGAATGTAATTGCGAAGGCATAACCAGTGCTACCGAAGGGACTCAATAACTTCAGGCTTCATCAGAATGCCTCCGGGAAACCCCAGCCTTCAGGCCGGGGAGCAGTCAAACTGGCACCACCAGCAAGCCACTTTTTACTGCGATAAATAGCCATGCTCACCCCCAGACCTTTTGGCGGTAAGTTCTCGGCGTCCGCGCCGGATGTGAGCATTCAGGTAATTTCGCGCTGACAGTCCAGGTAATGAAGTCAGGGTTCAGGCTCTTTTCTGTCCTTACGCCCCGCTTCTGATAATCCGATATCAGCGTGTCGGCCTGCTCGGTTGTGCAATCAGAGTGGTGGAACCAGGGGTATTTCATCGCCATCACCCCATAAAGCTCATTAGCTGGGCGGCAGCGTTCTCGGCCTCGCGCTGGGTACGGAATGTACGTGATAAAATCCAGCGCCAGAGAACATTAAGCGCGGATTTATACAACTGCTGAAATTCGACCTCATCCATGCTGGAAAAAGCGATGCTGCGGGGATGTTTGCGAAGGGTGCCGTCCGGTAACTGGATGGCGTCATAGTGACCAGCCTCAACCGTCACCCATGCGCGGTATGCATCGAAAGATTTACAGAGGCTAATTCCGTTTGTTACCCGGCGGTTTGCAATCTGTTCCAGATACTGTTCAGCCGCATCCAGTAATGCGCTCTCATTCCCGCCATATGCAGCGAGAAACTTTGCATAACCGTTTACCAGTTTGCGCTCATTGGCAGAAATGGCACCGCCGGTGGGTTCCCAGTATTCAAACCCAAGATTAAGCAACGCGAAAAAGCGGCGATGGAATGCAGGATTCCTCACCTGACGGAACTCAGCCACCAGCACGGCGCCGAGTTTGATTTTTGATTGCAGAATGTCACTGGTCTCCGGCGTTGCGGGGATCAGAATTCCAGATGACTGCTTGATGAGTTGTAATTCGTGCGCCATGGTGTTCTCCGTGGCGCAGAAGGTTAACGGTTGTTCAGGCCGTTGATTTCATATTATCAGAAGGTGGTGTTACCCGGTAGCCGAGACGGCGAATAAAATGCACAAAACCGTTGGGAGTAAAAACTTCTTCTTCATCCAGCAAAGGACGCATAGATACCATGCCATTTACACGATAGATAAGATGCCTGCCTGATGATGGAAAGCTAAACACCACGCAGCCATCAGATCTTCTTACAATGTCATACCAGCTATCTTCTGACTTTTGCAAAGCTGAATTGCTCAATTTTTGTTCTCCCTTCAGGTGATGTACAGACGCGGTTAAAAATTGTCGGCAGCAGCATCAAAGGGATACGCAAATTGCGGTATTCTGAAAAATGCGCGCCAGCATTAAGCGCAATGTTAATAAAACCAGTCGTCAGCGCTTTCCCACGTTTCCTGCAGAATGCTCTGTATACGTTTTTTATCGCCATCAGCGGCGCCGATGATACTCAGACCATCCTGACTGCCTCGACGGATGGTTAAGTTGCAGTTTTCATACTGATTCTGGAGACGGGTAATTAATTCTTTTTCAAGTGCAGGAACGGCACCTTCCGGAAGCTGTTTTGTCCGGCTGATAACAAGCTCAATTCTCATAATTCCCTCTACATTTAACTACTGTATATAAACACAGTATACATGTTAGAAAGAATATTCAAGAGGTGAATAGCACTTTTTGCAAAAGCTAGCATGTTGTTTCATATCAGATTTTAAGCGGAAAAACCCGCCGCAGCGGGTTAAGTACGGGTGCGTTGAAGTACCTGTTACATCTGAGGTGGCGGGGATTTCTCGCTGCCGGGTCCCTTACTCCTCAGACTCGTAAGCCGTGAAGACAGCAGCCTTCGTCTGTCCGTACAAAGTTCATATTCATCTGATAATGTTTAATGAGATACTATTTTAAGGTAAAACAACCACGCTCGGTATTAAAATAACATTCGCTCTTTCTAACTATCATATCTTTACGGATAGGCTCCAGACTCAAAGGGTGTCTTAACTCCAGGGACAGTACGTCGAAGAATGCCTCTTTATCAAATAAGTGACAAACATCTGACCGTGATGATGCTTTAACAAAAATACCGTTTGTTGGAATAGCCATCGTTATCGGACATGTTAAATATTCTTCAGAACATGCAAAACTTCCTGCATCAACCCGAAAATTACATAAATCAATCTTCCATGAAATGTTTAATTCGTTTGCCAGCTTTTTTGCATTGCCCTCCCTTACCTGACGAGAAAGATGATCCAGCCCCGGCTCACACAACGGAACCACGTCAAATAAGCCTTTATCGGGCCGATGGCATACCTGGTATAGCACATCAGATAGTTGCACCTGAATTTCAGTCGGCCCAGTCCCGCCATCAGGAGGTCTGGCTTCATTACGTATACTGTCGAGTATATCCAAAGTATATTTCTCTATTCTCCCGTTCCCATTAACGGTATTTAAACTTAAACTTGAAAAACTTAATGGCATATTTCATTTCCTTTTATATTATTAATGTCAAAAATACAGCAGCTATTAATTTCTTTTGAAAATATACCTCACATCATCTCACTATCATCCATCCAGTACTAATACTTAAATATCCTCAAGGTTTTAATATCTTTAATGCAACGCTTTCAATCATATTTAGGACACATTCCATTTAGTCTGCTCGTTATTCACACGTAGTTTCAGACGGGACTCAGCTCCTCCTTCCTGGTATTCCATTTTCATGCAGATTTCACTTCCCGGTAGTTTCCCCATTGACTGCTCCCCGTCCTTCAGGACGGGGAGCAGTCAACATGATCTGACTCCCTTTAGTCCGAATTTGGCCCGAATTTCTGCAATCTTCGCGAGGTTTTGCGCGCGGTTTAGTGGTCTGCCACCAGGAACAGGAAGCTGCTTAACTGGCTCCGGGATCACCTCTCCACGGTTTATCCTGGTAACCATGTGGTTGAGTTCTTCGACTGCCTTGCGGCGCAACTCGGTATCACTAAGAGCGTTAGCTCGCATGTTTGAGTACAGTGTGGTGACAAGCCAGTAATGGGCGTTGGACTCCCATGGATATGATTCTGCATCCGGGTATAAACCACGCGTGCGGCAATACTGGTAAACCATATCGACCAGCTCATTGGCATCAGGAAGCCCGGCGGCAGTTGCCAGTTCAGCCTTACACCATGCGACGAACTGGCCTGGAGACGGAAGAAACGGACGTTCCTGACGGCGGGCGACACGCATTCCGGCCGCAACTTGCTCCATGGTGGTGATGCCGTTCTCACGGAAAGCCAGAACCCACTGGCGCCGGATTTCGTTCATCTCGGCCTGGCTGCGATTAGCCGTGGTAGCAGGGAACGCGGCCATAAGCTGACTAAACACGTTATTGATGACCTTAGCAACCTGCTCAACTTGCGGCTTATCGTCATGCTGTTCCGGCATGTTGTTGGCAATACGGCGCATCTGCTCACGGTCAAAATTAACCATCTGCGCAGCAATGTTTTTCATAGTTCCACTCCGTAAATCCAGTCAGTGTTATTCAGGTCAAGTTTTGGCTTAGAGGCAGTTGTGCCAGTCTGTTGCTTGTTGCGGTTGATATCGAGTTGAGTCCACTTTTCGCGGAGCTTTGCCGGGCTAATGACGTTGCCAGCCCAGAAGCTGTCATGGCACGCCCAGCGAAACAGCACGCACATGTCGCGATGTGTTCGTCCGTCACATTCACGCATCAGGCGTATATCGTTAGCCCATCCTGCCAGGTTAGGTTTTCTGGCTGATGGAGAAATGGTTTTTATCAGGTCAAACATCCACTCGGCAGCAGTTAGGTCTTCAGCAGTTCCCCACTTGTTGCCTCTCTGAATCGCCGCTTCTGGTTTTAGAACATGAGGTTTCTTTCCTGGATTGTCAGAGGATTCGTCAGAATTCTCGGACGTAGATCTTTTAATATTGTCTTTTGTTAGTTTGTCTTTTGTGGTTAGCAACTTCTGCTTAGGTGCGTTAGCAACTTCCGCTAAGGTTTTCTTAGCAGGTTTAGCTAATGTTTTGCAGAATCCGTTATTTTTAGTTTGCCACTCGGAAATATGGATATTCATACCAACCCTGCGGCCTTCCTGAATCAGTACCTTCTTCCTGATCAGACTGTTTTTTGCTGTCGAGCAATGGGTATGATGCTTCTGAATCATCCCCTCTAGCTGCTCGTTGCTGATCCAGTCCATTTTCTTGTTGTATCCATACGTTTTGCGCCATACGGCCATCAGGATGCACAGCTCAGTCTCCGGCAAACCAGAACACATCACGGCATCCAGAAGTTCATTTGCCAGGCGCGTATAGCCATCATCGATATCTGCCACGCGCGGCTCCTTAGGTGCCGCGTCAGGCACAGGAAAATTGATTACTTCAGCAGTGTTTGCCATAATTACTCCTGTGAATTGATCCAGTTAATTCCACCAGAAAGCCGTTGGTGTTCGCGCACCGCGGCTTTCGCCTTTTTGGTTGCTGCCATTTTCAGTCCCACCCCAGCGCATCCGGCCTGGCTCGTTCAGCCTTTAGCCCGGCATCAGCGAGAATCTCTACAGCTGTGAGATAGTTTCTGGATACCAGTACCACCTCCGGTGGCGCGGCCTGAATCCCAAGAAAAGCCAGCTCTTTCGCCATGTTGCAGAAATATCCCTCAGCTTTACGTCTGCTGACTGTCGACTCGCTGACGCCCATATGCTCGGCGTATGATTTCTGACCTACCGATGCAAGCCGGTTGAGCAGGACACTCTCTATCTCAACCGAGTTGATTTCTGGTGGGTCTAACTTTCGTGCAATTGCGTTCTCCATGAGTAAATATCCTCTATGGTTATTTGGCTGATGCCTCTTGGCTTGGTAAGCCATCGGTTGGGTTTGGGTAGAGATCAGGGCGCAGTTCGTGAGGTGTTACGCCAGTCATTTTGAAAATCGGGAAGATATAGCTTGGGGGGACAATCCCGTGGTCACGATTTTTCCAATGACTAACGGACATACTTGTCACACCAAGCGCGATGCTTAGCTTTCTGGCAGATCCAGCGGCTTTAATTGCTTTATCGAGTGCGGACATGTGCTTCTCCTGCTTATTGACAGCAAAATTAAACCACAGATTTATATGTCATGCAAACCTTGAATTTATTGCGTGTGTAAACCAAATATTTACAATGACGATATGAGAAAAGAAGAACCCAACCTCGTACTGGTGGAGCGCCTAACTGAGATCACTGATCGCGGCGTTACCAAAGCAGACATGGCGCGCATAGCCGGAGTGACCCCTCAGGCGGTAAACGGCTGGTTCAAAAAAGGCGTGATTAGCAAGAAATCAGCGCTGGCCATAGCTGATGCCGTTGGAATTTCTGTCGCATGGCTACTCGGCGAGGATGTTGGAGAGAAAGACGGTCTCAAGCCGGACGAACAGCGCCTGCTGGAGCTCTACCGCCAGCTGCCGGAAGAAGAGCAACAGAACATGCTTCGCATCTTTGCGATTCGGCTGAAAGAGCTAGACGAGCTGTATGAGAAATATATGAAGGGGCGAATTCGATCGCAGGGGGATTGAACCTCTAAAATCGAAATTTTGATGTGCTGAATAAAACCTTGATGCTGATATTCAGCATCATTTGGCTTAATGAACCATCAAGCATTGTCCCTAATGGACATGAGGTTAAAAGGCATCGGTTAAGCAAACTCGAAACTCAAGGATTAGTGATGGAGCGCGAAGCAGTCAACAATGATGCGATTCCCAATGTTGTTGAAGTAATTCGTCGCATTAATGAAGGGTCTACACAACCATTTCTTTGCAAATGCGATGATGGTCAATTATATGTTTTAAAATCAAAACCATCTATGCCTTCTAAAAATCTCTTGGCTGAGTTTATTTCAGGTTGCCTAGCTCAGGATATCGGTCTTACTTTGCCTGATTTTAAAGTTGTATTTGTGCCGGAAGAACTTGTTGAGTATTCGCCAGAGCTCCAGCGTGACATTTGTACTGGTCATGCCTTTGCGTCAAAGTACATTGAAGGTGCGGTAGCACTTACCTTCTCTCAGTCAAGAAACGAGGCTATCGTACCTATAGAACAACAGAAACTCATCTATGTGTTTGATCGATGGGTAATAAATGCAGATAGAACGCTTACCAGTAAAGGTGGGAACGTTAATATCCTGTATGACGTTGGTAACGATAAGTATTATCTAATTGACCATAATCTCTCCTTTGATGAAAATGTTGGACCAGACGATTTTTTGGTCCATGTTTATGGCCCTGGTAATCGTAATTGGGAGTTTGACCTAGTGGATCGCCTCGAGTATCGTCAGAAGGTCGTTGATAGCTTAGTTAAGCTTCCTGCTATTATTGAAGAAATACCAGATGATTGGATTGTTGATGATGAGTTTTTACCTTTTGTTTACGACACCTTAAACAAAGGCGATCATGATGAATTTTGGAGCGAAATAGTATGACCACTCCATGCCTTTACAGCATTGTTAGGTATGCCCCCTATGCGGAAACTGAAGAATTCGCGAACATAGGCGTGGTCATGTGCGCACCAAAAGAAAATTACTTTGACTTTCAGATCACTAAACGTAACGATTCTCGTGTCAAAAACTTCTTTCACGATGATTGCATTTTCCCTATAGCCAAAGACACCATTCAGAGAGAGTTGCAATTCGCAAAAGCCCAAGCATCTCAGATTTCAGGGCATCAACAACTTGCTCAATTCTTTAGATATTTCACGACCAAGAAAGAATCTATTTTTCAGTTCAGTACGACAAGGGTTGTTCTCAGTGCAAACCCAAGAGAAGATTTAGCACGCATTTATAATAAATATGTAAATCATTCCGATTACACCAAAGAACGCCGAGAAGATGTGCTTGCAAGAGAACTCAAACGGAGTATTGATAGAATTGATGGTTTAAAAAATGTTTTTAAGCAAGAGTCTATCGACGGGTTTTACTCAAAATTCTCAATGCCTTTGGTTGCAAAAAAGCACAATGAGATACAATGCGCGATAAAGCCTATAGCATTCACCCAAACCGAGCCTGGTAAAATGATGGAGCACAGCGACACATGGGTAATGCGGATTACTCGAGCTTCAGAAGAAAACTTACTGAATATAGAAGACATTCTTTTCACAATTGAAGTGCCTGAATCTCCCACTAAGGGCCAAAGCAAGGTTATTGATACTATCAAGAGAACGATGGATGCTAAGAAGATAAATCATATTCCTGCATCAAATCATAAAGATACGATTGAGTTTGCCAAAAAATTACTTTTAGAGACATAACACTTATCTCGCAACCCGGCCACCGCGCTGGGTTTTTTATACCATCACCGACCAGCTCACTTCCAAGCGTCTGACTCTAACTCCCACATCCCGACCTTAGCGTCGGGATTTTTTTACCTGCAATCCGGTCGAGTCCCAACAAAACCTACACATATAAACCATCAATTTACAACTAATATTAATCTTAAGTTGACACACCAGTAAACCAGTGGTTTAATCATTATCATCAAGACGCATCACGAACCACCCAGGCAGGACGCCCACGAAGTAGCCGTCCGGGGCATACGAAGACCGGAATGAGGTGGAAAAGTTAACGCGCAGAAGGTGATAAACGTTCCGCTGGCCGGCGATAAGGCAAACGAGGGTGAGAATGATTGATTTCGCACGTAAACCAGCTCGACAGCAGGCCGTCCCGCTCAACCGGATTGAGGTTTTAATCCGCCGCCTCTGCTACCTGCTGGCGCAGAAAGGAGATCCGGATGCATAACCAAAAGACATGCGCTTACCACCTGTGTGGAAAGACGATTGAGCAAGGCAAAGAAGTAAAAAACGAGCTGACGCTGATTCGCGGCGCGCAGCTGACACATGAAGAGCGCGATTACTGCTCTGTACGTTGTGCCTCATACGACCAGATGGCGCACGAAAGTTAACGTAAAAGCCGCGCAAGGCGGCCCATACGTCCGGTGACACCGACCAAAGTTCCACCGGAAAACTACACAAAAAACCAAAGTTCACCCAATGGGCGCTATCTCTGGCCCGGGGATCTTACATCTAAAAAAGAGGATCTCACATGGAATTTTTCTATGTAGTAAAAGCTACGCAGAAATCCGGAAAGCAAGATGCGACGGTCTGGTTCACTGCAAAATCAGAAGCGCGCGCCAACCTTATGCTGGATGTCGTTCTGGAAGATGCTGAAATTGAAACCGGCCGCGGTAAGGATTATGCAAGGCCGATCCGCACCAATTTTCCGGTAGTCAACGAGCTGCCGCCGGAAGGTGAAATAAGTTTTACCTTCAATAATTATTATCGCCTCGGTGAAGATGGCATGACTTGGGAACAAATCCCCGGCGTCACCCTGCCATCATCTGAAGCCGCCGCCGTGGCCCGCCAGCACATCGTTGACGGTGCTGATACCGAAACAGGCGAAGTGCTGGAAGACCACACCGAAAATTTTGGTAACGAAAGCAACAGCCCTGCCCAGGCAACAGCCCCAGCCCCCGAGCTGACTGTTGTCGCAACTATGCCTCTCCGTCACCGCGTTCTTGCTCAGTACATAGGTGAAGGTGAGTATCTTTATCACGTCGACGCCTCCCAGAAAAAAGAAATTCTGCGTCTCGAAATGGACACCGATAATTCATATGTCCAGAACCTGCTGCTTGCCGCCGAGAATGTTGAAGCGTTCAAGAAATCCATTGAACATGACATTCACAAAATAGTGAATGCCGTTAAAAAAGTATTCCCTGTCGATGGAAAAACTCCTGAACTGGCGACTGTTATCCAGTTCCTTAAAACATGGTTCGAGACGGAGCATATCGATCGCGGTTTGCTCGTTAAGGAGTGGGCGAAAGGCAACCGTGTATCGGCTATTCAACGCACTGAAAGCGGCGCCAACGCTGGCGGTGGCAATAAGACTGACCGTAACCCTGATTACGAACACACTCTCGATACTCTGGACGTAGAGATTGCAATGGCCACTTTGCCTATGGACTTTAATATCTATGAGCTACCTGGCAGCGTTTACCGTCGCGCAAAAGAAATCGTAAAGAAAAAGGAAAGTCCGTTCAAAGAATGGTCCGCAGCACTTCGCGCAACGCCCGGTATCCTGGATTATTCCCGCGCCGCTATTTTCGCGCTGATCCGAAGCGCACACCCTGAGTTTTATCACTACCCCGGACGCCTTCAGGGGTATATCAACGCCAACTTAACGGAGACTGATCACGAGACCCCCACCGAGGAAGCACTCACAGCTGCCCGACACACTCCGGAAAAAGACGCGGTAGAAGAAGCCAACCGACAGCTTGCCGCCGCACGCGGTGAATACGTCGAGGGCATCAGCGACCCGAACGACCCAAAATGGGTTAAAACCGATACACAACCACAGGTATCAAACCTCGGCAATGGAATGTTCTCCGTTGATAATCTGATGTCTGAAACCGCCTCAAATGAAGGTGAAAAACAGGAAGTGACCGAACAAGAAACTGTTACAGATGATCAGGCAACACAAGCCCGTGAAACGTTGAATAGCATGGGTTATGGCGTTTATGCAACGAACATGGACGAAACCGTCCAGCAGGAAGAAAAGCTGAGCGATAAAGTAAAAACTCTCGTTCAGGATGTGGATCAACTTGTCGAGCGCATTAAACGTGAAAAGCAACTCCCGCAAGCCTCTGAACTGGTTCAGAGCATCAACGAAATGCAGTCTGCTGAACGTGACAACCTGGAATTGTGGAAAGACGTATTCAAAACAGATGAGCGTTTTACTACTGCGTTCTCTGTGAACGGAGGCGGAACCTCAATCAATGGCGCCTACATGACCATGATCGCTACACGCGAATTTGGTCCAAAAGGTATCGGCTGGGGTGTCGATATTCTGGAAGAGCGCTTTGACAATGGCGCACCAATTACTCGCACGGTCAAAGGCACTGACGGTAACAACACGTGGGAACTTATCCCCGACGGTGTCGGCGGCATCCTGACAGAAAAACATCACATTATCAAAATCAGACTTTGGTACATCCGCAATGGTGTACGCGGTGAGGAGATTTCTTTCGGGTGTACCCCATATATTTACGGCAGCAAATATGGCCCTATTTGTGATGGTGAAGCAACAAAAAAATCACTGACTGACGCAACCAAAAAAGCGCTGTCTGCGCTTGGTTTCTGCGCTGATATTTTCATGGGCCTGTACGACAACCCGGAGTATCGCCAGAAAAATAAAGCTGAATTTGCGCTGAAAAATGCCAGTGAAAACGCTGAGGATGCAGCCCGCGTCCGCCAGGAACTGGACGACAAACTAACCCGAGTCGCTAACACCATTGCATCTGCTGTATCAGAAAACGAGATCAACAAGGTCTATTCATCGATTGCCCGCGAAGCGGAAGTGCATCGCAAGGATGCAGAGGCGAAAGGTGATAAACAGCACGCGCGTTACTTAGGTGGGCGTCTGCGGCGGCTGACAACCATTAAAGATGAACGTATCGCCGAACTGAATAAAGTGCAGGAGAAAGCAGAATGACTACTGCAATCGCGTTAGCTGCCGACTATACCAGTCTGCTGCAATTGCTGGAAAGCTCTGATGAACTGACTCCGGAAATGATCGCCGATACGCTGGAAAGCATTGAAGGTGAACTCGCTGATAAGCTGGATGCCATCATGGTAATCGCCCGCAATAATCTCGGTCATGCTAAAACCTGCGATGAAGAAATAAAGCGCCTGGCGGAACGTAAAAAGCATTTCGAAAATAAAGATAAAGCATTACGTAAATATATTCTGTCGTGCCTGATGACCGCTAATCTGGATAAGCTCAAGACGTCTAAAAATACCTTTTCCGCCAGAAAAGGTAGCATCAGTGTTGTCATCGATAACGAGAAGCTACTGCCAGACGAACTGGTTACTGTTCAGACGATTATCGCCCCGGACAAAAAAGCCATCAAAGAAGCGATCGAAGCTGCGGAAGCTGCCGCAGCGCAAATCACTGCTGACGGTGGAGAAGTACCTGCCGAACTGTTAAATCCGGTACCGGGCGCCCATCTTGAGATCGGCGAACGTTCACTGCAGGTACGCTAACAATGCTGAAACTATCACTTAAACGCGGCGATGCCGTCCACATCGTATTCGCGGACGGTAGTAACGGAATTATTGAAGCACGCAGCCGTTGTGAACTGGGTATGCACCTGCCAAAAAACGTAAAGGTTACGCGCGAGAAAAGCGCATTCCTCCCCGAAAACCTGATTAAGCGTAATCAGAAATAAACCGCCACCACCACTAGCATTGTGGTCTCACTATTTACAGGAGACCGCAATGCTGCGATGGCAACCCGGAGCTACCCTACTCACAGATTTCGATATAAAGATTGGCCGGTTATCGGCAAGCGTACGAAAGAAGACACTGACCTAGTCAGACATCGAACGCGCCTGCAGTGATGCTGATGATGCCGTGTACCGGATGATGAGGAAAGACCAACATGACCAGAGAAAACGATCTGCTAACAGACGCAGAACTGATTGAGTTTACCGGTTATCAGAAGGCATCCAAACAAAGGGAAATCCTTGACCGCGGCGGCGTCTCGTACATACCCGACCGGGAAGGTCGCCCGATGGTTACCTGGACGCACATTAACGCTGTATTGAACGGACAGATCACCGTACAGACCAGAACAGAAGAAAAACCCGATTTCGGAGCTATTTAAATGGGGCGCAGAAGAAAGGATCCTGGAGATAACAAACTGCCGCCGCGCGTATCCAAAACAAAAACGCGTTACTACTACAAACCCACGTCGCGGGAAACTGTGACACTGGGGCCAATCACACTCACTATGTCGGCATTATGGAAACGTTACGAGGAAGAACGGCGCAATTACTCAGATGTAATAACGTTCGAAAAGCTCTGGGGAATGTTTATTAAAAGCGGCTACTACACCGAGCTTGCAATACGAACCCAGCGGGATTATTTACAACATCAGAAAAAATTACTTGCCGTGTTTGGTAAAGTTAAAGCTGATGTAATAAAGCCAGAAGATGTGCGTCAGTTCATGGATCGTCGTGGACTGCAAAGTAAAAACCAGGCCAACCAGGAGATGAGCAGTATGTCACGTGTTTACCGCTGGGGATATGAACGCGGTTACGTTAAGGGAAATCCGTGTGCTGGCGTCAGTAAATTCTCTCTCAAGGCACGCGAGCAATACATCACTGACGAAGACTACCTGGCTATTTATAAGCATGCTGATCACGTTGTCAGGGCTGCAATGGAAATTTCTTACCTGTGCGCCGCCCGGCAAGCTGACGTACTCGCTCTGCGCTGGATGCAAGTTTCTGATAAGGGTATTTTTATCCAGCAAGGAAAGACCGGAAAAAAACAGATTAAGGTCTGGACACCTCGCCTTCAGCAAGCGCTGAAAACAGCACAGACAGAATGTCCAAAACTGTCACCTGACGCGCTGGTTCTCTACAACAACAACCGTGGTCAGTTCATCCGCAAGACGTTCAATAATCGCTGGTTAAAAGCTGTACGCGCCGCACAAAGTGAACTGGGCCGACAGCTGGATTACACATTCCATGATATCAAGGCAAAAGCTATTTCAGATTTTGAGGGTAGTAGCAGGGATAAGCAGATTTTCAGCGGCCACAAAACAGAAAGCCAGGTGCTTATCTACGACAGGAAGGTACAAATCAGCCCGACACTGGATCGTCCGGTTATTGGGGAAAAGTGA